CACCTGCTCCAGCTAAAGCCCCTCCAGCTAAATTACCCGCCATAGTAGTTGCTAATGGTACTCCAGCTAAATTACCCGCCATAGTAGTTGCTAATGGTACTCCAGCTAAATTACCCGCCATAGTAGTTGCTAATGGTACTCCAGCTAAATTACCCGCCATAGTAGTTGCTAATGGTACTCCAGGATTTGGTGTCTTAACATATCTTCCGGTTTTAGTGTTATAAAATCTACCAGCAGAATTCATACCAATACCGCTTGACATCATTTGGAGTTGAACCATGGTTCTCATAAGGTTAACCATCCTTACCATGTGTGCTTCCATAAGGGCAAACTGAGTATTAGTTTTTATTGCTGCAGCAGACATACCTTCAGTAGAAGCAGTAGCAATAGTCTGTAAATACCCAACAGACCTAATAATACCTCTTACAGTATTAAACCCTGCAACTATAGTACCCACTACTACTGCAGTAGCTCCTATCCTAAGACCAAAACCTCCAACCCAAGTTTCTGAGATAGAATTAATTACTTTGATTATAGAGTTACCCACCTTTAGTACTGGGGTAAAGATTCTACCCAAAGCTGCACCTGCGGTAACTGTTAAGTTCTCTATACTTGATTCGAATTGGTCAATTACACCTGCATCGGTTTTAAGACGTTCTTCATTAAGTCGGTTTACTGCTCCCATGTTTTGGTCATAGGTAGCAAGTATCTTACCCATCTTATCTCTACCAGAAGCAATATCTCGAAGTACTGGGAGCATACCACGATTACCTCGAACTCCGAATATATTGAAGAAGGTTGGTGTTTCGATTCGTGAAGGTAAATCTACTGCGGCCTTAGCAAACTTCTGATAGATAGTGTAAAGGTCTATAAGGTTACCTTGAGCATCGAAGAATTCATCGGGACTTAAGCCCAGGTCTGCTAAAGCGTTATAGCCTTTCTTTTTTTGATTAACAAGGGATAGTTGTAAGTAACGAATCATATTAGCCAGTGAGGTACCTGCCATAGAACCTTGTATACCCATATCACCCAATACACCAATGGCAGCAGCCGTTTGCCGAAGGTCTACTCCAGCAGTTGCCATATCTGCTCCTGCATAAGATATGGACTGGGCTAAGTCTGTTAAAGATATATTTGCATTAGTAACTGCAGTATATAAATCATCGGTTACTCTAGCGGCTTCTCCCATTGGGATTTGGTACATTGACATGATATTAGTCATCAAGTCAGCTACACCACCTTTCTGTCCCACTGGCATTGTAAAGATTGAAGCCAGCTTGGATGCTGGCCCAATCATTTCTTTAATAGCATCGAATTTATTACCCGCCATAGCCAGGTATCTTTGTCCTGATGCAACATCCGAAGCAGTAAGAGGAGTTATCTCATTGACATCTTTTGCCAATTGTAACATTTCTCTTTGTTCTACAATGGTAGCACCAGCAATTTTCGAAGCAGTCCAAACTTCATTCTGAACACCCGCAGAGTATTTATAGGCCCTTGCCATTCCCCCTACGAGCTGCATTCCGAAGTCCATTGTATTGGAAGCTGACATCTGTATACCTCTATTCCAGGTATTCATATCATTCATCATTGTTCTGAATGACCCAGATATCTTGCCAGCCTCTTGAGAGAATCGGTCTTTTAAAACCATGGCAACACCGACCTCTACTATACTCCTACTGGTATTCATAATTTACTTTCTTTTCTTTAATTGTTTATAATATTGCTCGGCCATTTCCTTGAATATTTTCCTTATTCGGTACGGAAGACGTAAAAAGCCGAAATAGTCTAAGGCTATCTCGGCTCTGGTGATATAAACAAAATCACTCTCTAACATTACTCTTCCGTCAGGTAGAAAAAATTCGGTGCCCAAACTATAGGATAAGTTCTTTCTTCTCCGGTGGTTGGGTTAGTGATATGAGATTCACCTTTGAAGATAGGGTCCATAGATAAGATATGCTTTCTCATCTCAGCCATATCCTTTGCAGTAAACGGAGTAAAGTTTTCTACCTTCTCCCAACTACCATCAACCTCTAAGTGAAGATTACGGCAAAGAAGAGGAGCATTCTTAGTTTGTTTATCCAAAGGCAACTTCATGAACTCTTGTTCTCCCTTACCTGTCATACAATCGAATTTAATTCTCTTGCCAGATGAAAGAGTGTATTCATGGTCTACCAATCTAACTCCCTCTGGATAATAAGGGATAGCATCTGGCTTCTGATTTAAATCCTCTACAGTTGGAGTAGTACCGTAATCGAAAAGGAACTCATGAAGGTCTTGGCCATAAGTAACTTTACCACCGTTCTCTTTACCCCAGTCATATTCAAATTCTACTTCCTCTCCCAATGAGAATATACGAGAATTGAAAATAATTGCATAGCGGTCATTGACTGGTAGATTGAGAGCATCATCAATGGTTAGCTTACCGTTAGGAGTGGCATTAGTTCTAATTACGATTGCTGCAATGAACTTGGTAAGGTTCATCAAAGTCTTCATGTCTGAAAGGTTACTGAGAATATCTTCATCAGCACCATTCTGTTCTCTGATTTCATATTCGAAACCAGAAGGTCCGGTAAATCTAAATGTTCTAAATTCCATAATTTGATATATTTAATGTTTACAAATGTTCATAGTACTCCGTATAACAACAAGAAAGGGGTGAGCTCCTATCACAGGAATCCCACCCCTCCACCGAATCTTAATGAAAATAGACTAAGGAATCAGTATTTATCTGCAGTACCAACTGAGAACTCTATGGACTCAATGGTATTCTCTGAAGCCATTCTGTCCAAGTCTAAGCCGGTAATCTTACATGGCCATACCTCTTCGAAGACGTGGGTATTAAGAACCGAGACTCCATCTTCGGCAAGTTCATTTACAATAGCCGTTTCCCAATATTGGCTTGGTACCAAACCTCCACCAACTATGTGGTCTTGGCAAGCATAAAGCCAATCATGAAGCCATGTGTCTGAACCTGCAGTAGTCATAAGTTTCTCTACAATAAGATTACCTATAGTAACCCTACCTGCAGTTTTAACGTCTCTATTGACGTCCCCATGAGCAACCTGGTCAATCTCAATATCCGGCAAAGTACAACTTTGGAATAGATAGGTATTGATAGGGTGTTTGGGGAACATGATGCTCCACAAGAATTTCTTCCGTGGGTTTTTTACTTTTGCTCCCATTGTGTTATGAGTTTATAAGTTATTACTTGTTTCTACGATTGATACTGCCTTAGAAGCTGCATCGATTACAATCTCCATAGTTACCTCTTGCATAGGAACTACATCCTTATACTTAAGGATAGCACGGTACTTACCCTGACGAGCATCTGCTTCGTTATTAACCGAAAGGTCATCCCAAGAAGTTGCATCTTGGTCACCCATCCAGGTATACTCGGTCATAGCATCTTCGTCTACCAAAGAATCCAAGGTAGGTTTAACCTCCAACCAGATTCTCTTCCAAGTACTCCAAACGTTTGGTTCTTCGATATACTTGTTGAGTACCGGGCGAAGGAACTTCTTCAAGTAGAGATTCAACCTTACGATTGAAAGGAATCTTTCAGAATCCTGTTTCACTTGAGAAGAGAAGCAATGCCATAGCATGGTTTGCTTACCTGCATCTGGAGTATCTTTGATTACCATCTCATTGATATAATTCTGAGCAAGGGTGTTCAGTTCGTTATATCGAGAAGGAGAACCATAGTTAGGGCATACTGGACCAACTGCATCCCCAATAACTCCTCGGTTCATACCTGCAAAGGATTTCCAAGGACCATATTGAGTAGCAGAGGCATCTCCCAAACCAACAATAGTACCCACTACATCGGAATCCTGAAGATTACCATTTTCGTTGTAGTACTTAAGTCCACCACCAAAGTAGGCAATGTACTTAGAGTTACCTACAGTACCAAGGCAAGTCTGTACCCAAGTAACCTGAGCTTTGTAATCTCTTGCCTGAGTACCTTGAGTATAATGGGTTAAGTGTTTGGGAACTTCGATATACAGTACCCATTCCATCAGTTCTTTTGCCATATCAGCAGCAGCCTTGTATACTTTGAGTACTTCTGAATCTTGTTCCAAGTGTTGAGAGATATGTGAAATAAACAATTGGTAGAAGTCTGTGTAGTCTCTTACCAAGTCCAGTGAAGCAATCCATTCTTCGGCAGTTGGAGTGGAACCTGCACTACCGATAGTACCATTAAACAGTTTCTCTGTTTCGGAGGGTGCAGCATCTCCAACGGTAATAGTGATAGCATTCTTAGTACCGTCGATATCATCGGTAAGCCACTTAATTAGGTTTTCAAAAGAGGAACCTGCAGTAATTACCGGCTTAATATATTCCGAGTTCTTAGCAAATGCACTAAGAGCAAGGTAATCTACCGAAGTATTATTGTTATCATCGGCAGTTTTGTAGGTTATTACTGGACCCTGTTCAAGTACTTGCCCATTAGCCGAATAGATTTTATAATACAAGGTATTAGCTTGCTTATAAAAACCAACCTGGAAAGTATCTGCACTACCAATGGGATCTCCATATCCCTTGGTTACTAATCCAAAACTATAGGTAGTACTACCTGATTTGAAAGTAATCAGAGCAGAGGGTTTAGCCGAGTCAGGTACAGCAGAAGCAACTGAAATCCCATCTTCTGAATCTTTAGCTTTTCTTGCCGCAGCCCGAGAAGCAGTTACTGTACCTTGAGCAGCTCCCTTGCCAAGTACTCGAATAACACGAAGCTTAGAACCACCCTGCAAAGCCTTTTCGATATTTGATACAGAACCATCTGGTACAATTTCAGAACCATAGATTCTTTGGAACTGAGAGAAAGTAGAAATGGTTTCTGATGGGTCATCGTATGGGCCCTTAGTAGTTCTAGCCAATACACAAGAAACTCCTAACATGGGAGTAGTTTGAAGAACATTGTTGTTCTTAAACTTAAAGTCAATGTGAGGTGAAGTTGGCATAATTCTATTGTGATTAAAGTTAATTACTTGTTTAATTTATACCCTAGAGTATTGTACCTATACCTTAGGTACTTTTAACTCTAACATTTCATTTTCGTTTTGTTCTAACAATCCAATAAGAACTGATATATCCTTGATGGGTGTAAGAGTACCTTCTCCCAAAGCTTTTTCTGGAAGAATACCGTCTTTACATACATAAGTGTATACCTTCTCAAGTATACCATGTTCTACATCTGGATGGTCATAATAATTACCAATCTCAATGAATAGGTTTCCGGTGGGAGCAAGCCTGCCCTTTTCCCATTCCTCTAAGTCATTGAAGTATGGTCTCACATATCCTCTAGCAGGTAAGCCAGTATATAAGATTGTATGTAGCAACCTCATATCGGCTTGTGTTTGAGAAACTAGATGTACATCTATAGTAATATCTTTTGTTTCATAAGGAAACTCTGAAGCTTGGTAATTACCATCCTCAAGTTTATCACCAATGATGTATTTATTCACACCAATATCTCCAGCATAATAACCTTGTAGTTCTATGGTTATTCTTGGGAGAGTCTTTGGGCCTTTTACTTGGTTATTCCCTATACCAAAAAGTGGTATAAACTTCTTCATACCTTTGATTGCCTCTTGAAATCTTTTTTCGTTTTCTTGAGACAAAGGTAAGAAGTCTTCTGGGTTTAAGGTAAGACCCATTTCTAACATTGTACTAAGTAGAGAGATATAAAAAGTTCTTTCTACTATTTCTTCTGAGTTTACCATTAAAGCCCTAATCTAATATTTAATTGAACACTTTGATTGCCATTGTCATTAATATACCCATTATAAGTTACCTGAATACCTCCAAAACCATTCATTATGGTTTGTAAATGACCAACACAATTTAATTCACTAACCCATTGAGTAGCAATATTTGAAGGATAATCGGTAAGCCATACTTTAAAGGGTATTGGTTCAGAACCAATACCTCCAGGGAATTGACCATCTATTGTCTTACTTATATCGGTTATCTTAAATTGTTTTACAAATTTAGCAACTTGAATACCGTTGATAAGGTAGTACTGATAACCCTTTACATTACTAATCTGAGCAGTACTAGTATTTTGACCAATATTTGGGAATGGTATATTCGGGGTTGGTTCAAAGCCATACTTAGTAGTTCTAGTACCTGGAGATTGAGTTATATTTAAAACTATCTCAGTGTTAGGTTCTTGCTGTGAGATAATCTTAACTATAGCAGTTCTTTCCAAGGGGTCATAGTTACTGGGGTTGTGATTTTGATTAATAGATTTAGTTTTGATAGTAAGCTTACCTGCGGCATTAGCTTCTCCAATTTCTTGGGTTACCTCTAACCAATCTGAGGAGCTTTCAACTTTCCAATCTACAGCACGATATTCATCTTGAGGCTTATTATCGATAAACTTCTGTTGGTAACTGTATACACCTATTTCTAGAGTCTCACCCCTTTTAGTACCATCGAAAGTATGGGAAGTAGTTTCTGGAGTGATACTAAAATAAGTTCCCCAGGTCTCTACTATTTTAGGAGCGGCCTTTTGTACCAGGGTTACTTCCCTTTCTACACCCTGAACTACTACCTTGAGGGCCTGCTCTTTTAAGGTCTGTTCTGTATTTACTGCTTTCGGTTTTACACGAATGGTAGCAGTACCAGTTCCTGATAGTGAAGATATTTCAAAATCTACTGCCATTATATAATCCTCCTTATTTCTTTTCTAACTTCATTACGTATTTCCTTTTGTAAGGCAGCTTTTCCACCAGCAGCCTTAAATGCAGGAGCCCAGAGAGGACGAGGTGGTAAATTACCATCTCTACTACCATACTCTAACATGATAGCTATCTGATTCAAAGTTTTTCTTGAAGTCTTACCAGTATAAGTAATCTTCTTGATTCCAATTGGTAAACCAACGAAAGTTCTTTTCTTACCCTTTACTAAAGTAACTGACCTGGCATATTGTCCAGTAAGATTTAGCATGGTATGGTCTCCATATTTCTTTATGGTACCAGGAGCATGTGGTGGCCAAGATACTCCGGAACCCCTTGGAGGTACACCAGTATTCAAACTTCGTCTTACTATACGAAGAAGTTGATTACCAAACTTTTCTGTACCTTTCGCATAACCCTTAGTTAAGATACTTGGAGTTTTAGCAATCAACCTTTCTGCACGAGCTTGTTCTCGTTTATCTACGTATATTTCTAGAGGACCAATTGGAGTCGATAGTGTAATATTAACCGACTTACTTGGCATAATTCTTATTATTGTTTAGGTTTATCTAATCCCAATTCTTGAGCAATCCTTAATAAAAGGGTTTCTTGGTTAGTTAACCTCTCATTCATGGATAACTTAAATTCTTCGAAATCTGGAGCAGGATTACGGGGTGATTCTGAACGATTATTAATTAGACCAAGAATATTATCGCATTCAGAAACAACTGCCTCAAATTTGGCTTTGTTATTTAAAATATTTAAAGCATTCTGTTTCTGCATTGATACCTCATTAATGATATTATCGAGATTGGTCGTATAATAGGTACCATTATAAATACCTTCATTTACATTAGTTGGTAATTTAAACACTAAAGTAATATTTATAAGTAATCACTGCTGCAAGCTGAGTTACATTGATGGTAAGTTCCCAACCATCATCATCGTTTTCTGCTTGCCTTAATTTAATGGTACCAGACCTTTGTGTATCTACCGTATTTTCAGTAGTCTTTACGGTAATATTATATGAGCCATTAGAGCCTGGTATCATTAAAACTGAAGATACCCAAGAAGGTTTTGAAGTTACCGTTAAATCTAGGGCATATCTGGTATCTATTTCAGAACCATTTATTATCTTAGTTTTAAAAGAATAGGCTGTGGGTATTAATGTATCACCACCAAGAGCAGAAATATTACCAGCATTGGCAGTTTTAGTACCCGTAGGAGAACTAAAAGCCAGGTAATATTTATAAGATACTGAAGTAGCACTCTGAGTAACTGTAATTGTCTTAGTAGTTGCCCCACTATAGGTTGCAGTTACTACACAGCTTCTACTTGAAGTACCCGAGTTCTCTGTAGCAGTAAGTACCGTCTTAGCAGCATTCAAGCTAAAGCCTGTACCACTTGCACTAACCGTAGGTGTAGCACTCTTCGAAGAACCTGCACTGGTTGACCCTGAACTCCAATGGTTAGTAGTAGGTATACTTACACTGGCATAAATATTAACACTACCTCCTGAATTAGAGATAGAGTATGAACTTGCAGATAAGCTTATTACTGGAGTACCATCAGTAGTACTGGTAATTTTATTCTCTGCCTGATATACATCGAGAGTGGTAGATTTCGATTTACCATTCAGAGATACCGTACAAGTAAGAGAGCCTACCCTTGTTCTAGCCTTCGATGTAGTTCCCAAAGAACTTGCACTAACGGCAGTACCATAAGAAATACTAGCACCAGTTGTAACCGTACCTCCTCCCGTAGTAGAACCATTCCATCCCCAAGTCTGCGAATAACTTGGTACTGTTGTAAATGAACTTCTTGTTCCACCCGATGCAGGGATATCAGATACTGCTCCACCACTTAAGGTAATTTCACTGTAAGTTCTATATCCAGCAGATTGAGAACATGAGATTGTTAGTTTCTTATTGGTTTCTGCCTGGGTTAATACTACACTACCCGACTTTGTCGAAGTAGATGTATTATTTGCCATAGTTACCGAAGTACCAGTACCGGTAACTCCCGTATTAGCCCGGGTATAACTTAAGGAAACTTGACTACCATAGGTATGTCCATTTCTGTATTCTTGTTTGTAGGAAGTTACAGTAAATGTTTTCGTTCCTCCAGTTGCCCCAAATGACATTGAGGTTGGGTTCACTGAGAAAGTCTGAGTCCAACTTTGAGAGGCTGCTGCCTGAGACCAACCGATAGCAAAAGTTTTACCAGAACCTTGTTGGGTTATTACCCCATCTGTTTTAGACCTTGCAGTTAGGTTTAAGTTCTCCTGAGCAACCCAACCTCCTGCATCAGACCAGGATATCCAAGAAGGTAATCCAGAAGTATTATAACTTACACTTTCTTTAATACCAGTAGCTACCCCATCTAAAAACTTTTCCCTATTAGAAGTACCTCCAAATCCTTGAACGGTATTAGTAGGATTACCTCCTAAGGCCGTAAAATTTAAAGTAGTATTAGAAAGAGTAAATGTATACTTATAGGTTACCTTATGAATATCCTCAAGTTTAACAGCCTCGTTATTACCATAGGAACTAGCATTGGAGATTTCCAAGCCAATGTAACTTTCCCCCGTTCCTGTAGGGGTGAGTGCTAACAATTCAGCCTTGGTAGGGCAGTCATTACCACCCTTACCAAGGCCTACTTTAGTTTTGACAGCACTCCATGTTGCTATCTCTCCCATATTAATCTACATCTTTAAGATTTCTGAGTTCTGAGATTTCAGCCTTCAAAGCCTTAATCTCTTCGTAAAGAAGTTTGATACCCTCGATTGCCAGAGTAGACATCTTATGGTACTTAACTTGTTTTACCAATACGTATTCTTCACCATCGATAACAACCGTTTCGAATTCCTCGGGATTAGGAACTGAGTCCTTAGTTCTTGGGTCTTCTTCCACATAGTTATTAAATCCAGCTGCTTCCAGACCTTGTGCAATGGTACCCTCATCTTCCTTACCATCCATGATAAAGGATTCTGTAGGTATACTGCAAATCTGTTCCAGAGTATGGGTTAACGGTTTGATGTTAGATTTCAATCTTTCATCGGAAGACTCTTTCCAGAAACCAGAAGGAGCAGTAGTCTTAGCAAATACTACATTGTCGGTAGTTGCCAATCCTAACTGGGTTCTTGTTACTGAATGGGGATTATCCTTTCTACCTGCATGGCTATTGATAGAAGTTTGAGCAGCAGTACCTGCAGCCTTAGCATTAGCAATAGCCGTAGCTTGAGCAGTAGATACTGGTTTATCAGCATCCGATGTATTGTTAACATTACCTAAACCTACCTGAGTCTTGGTTACTGCATGAGGATTACTCTTATTGGCAATATGCTGATTTACCTTAGTTTCCAATGCCGTTAAATTGGTACCGGTACCTACCGCTTCATCGATGTAAGTCTTCAATTCTGTTCTAAGAGAATTGATGGCATTAGCTCTGTTGGTAATTTCGTTTGCCAACCCGGTTACTGTATTATCCAGATTCTTCTTATCGGCAGCAGTCATTACACCAGCTACGGTTTGTGTAGCTGCCGGGATATCGAAAACAAATCTAGATTTGTTTACTGCAAAACTACCATCCTCTTTTCTTTCTGCCCACCAGTAAGCTATAGACAACTTAGTAGCAGAAGTAATCAGATTAATTAGGTTACCTGAGTTCTCCAAATCTCTACCCAAGATATGGTCAGGCAAACTGTTAATCTTAGCAAGAAGAGCATTATCTGCATTGGTACGATTTGTAGTTTCTGTAGTTATCTGATTAGGTAAAGTAGTGTCAAGCTTAACTTTATCGGTAGCAGACATAACTCCAGCCTGAGATGCTGTAGCAGCAGTAATCTGAGAATAATGATCTTGAACATTACCGTTGCCAAACCAACATTTGAAATTCAATCGTACAGTACTTGCTTGGTAAGTGTTGTTATCAAAATGGGATGCACCATTAGTCTTCAAAGAAGCAATCTGGTTTTCTAATTCTTTACCTCTACCACCATCAAAAGCAGTACCAGTAATTTGCCCAAGAATAAGTACCTGAGCATCTGCTCTTGCAAAGATAGTACCTGTCCAACGGAATTGGTAAGGAGGTTCACCATTGGTGATATTGATATAAATCTTACCAGCTTCTCCAGTGATGGCATTTTGATGAGCTGCATCTGAATACAATTTGATATTCGTAAGTTCACCAGTAGCGGATTTATCATAGGTAGCATATACATCGATGATGTCATCTACATATGAAGGTAATTGGTTAGCCGGTACTGTACCATTTGCATCGAGAGAAGCAAATCCATTAGCTTTACCTTTCGTAGCAACAAAGGCATCATGTTTAGCTTCTAGAGCATCAATATTTGCCTGCAACTTATTATCAAGTGCAGTATCTGCTGCTGTTCTATCAGAAATCTCTTTATCGATTCTTGCACCCAATGCCGTGTCGGCATTTGTACGAGCTTTTGCTTCATCAGCTACTGCTTTAGTGAACTTGGTATCAAGAGCAGTATCTGCATCTTTACGGTCTTGGATTTCTTTGTTCAGGGCAGCTGTAGATTCATTACCTAAAGCCTCGATTGCATCCTTGCGGTCTTGAACCTCTTGAGCAATAGCATCTGGTAAGGTCTCATCAAGATTTACCTTATCAGCAGCGGTCATTACACCGGCCTTTTCCTTAGTTGCCTTAGGTATGGAAATATTATCTGTCCCCTTCATTTCATAAATACCCGTCTCTTCATTCTTTACTGAAAGTTGAGAAACAAGGTCTACATGTTCCGCATAGGGTACTGAATTGCGATGATAACTTACAAACTTTGGAGGAAGAGAATCGAACAACTTCTTATCGGCAGCTGATTGTACACCAGCCTTTTTGGGAGTTGATGAAGGCAAAGTAATTGGGTTCTGAACTGTAGTACCATCTTCAACATTAGTCTTAGTAGCAGCAATTCCCACTGTGGTTTCGTTAGGAGTAACGGCACCCAAAGCAAAGTTAGCGGTATTGATTCTGTCCAATTCTACCTTATCTTTCGCAGTCATAGTACCAGCCTTAGTAGCCGATACCTGAGGCAAATCGAAAGTTTCGGTAGTATCAGCATTCAAACCGTTATCCTTAGTTACCGTTACCGTTACCTTATTAGCATCTGAAGCTGCAGAGATATCCGTCAGAGAATTGGGGTCTAACCCATCTAACTTAACCTTGTCTGCGGCAGACATAACTCCTGCAAGAGTTTGAGTTACCGGGAGTAGGTTCTTGGTAGCTTCTACTTCTTCACCATATTGGTTATTTGCATTATCCTTGGTTGAAGTCTTTACCTTGAAAGAAAGTTGGGTACCGGTTCTTGTTACAGCACTAACATCGGTAACCATGGTATCAGGCAAAGCATCAGAAGTACCTTCTTCAGCTACCAGTCTTTCTTCATGGTCATTGGTAATTGACGTGAACTTGGTATCAAGAGCAGTATCTGCATCAGTCCTATCTTGGATTTCTTTATCAATACGAGCATTGATTTTCTTATCTTCTGCGATACGAGCAGCTTCCTCTGCATCGATATTATCTTGAAGAACTTTATCAGCAGCAATTCTTTCTTCTCTTTCCGTGTTGAGATCAGAGGTATTCTGGTCAATCTTTGCCTCCAATCGGATATCTTCAGATTTACGAGCAGCAATTTCACTTTCCAACAAATCCTTGATGACCGTGTAATTACCATTAATGTTATCTTGAATACCCTGGATTAATTCCAAGTTACGTTGGATATTTGCCGAGTTCTGGTTTACCAAAGCATTGGTAGCATTCAGAGAAGTTAATAACTCTGTACGAGTTTCACTAACGAAAGTCCTCAAATCATTTACCGTTGTGGTAAGAGTAGTACTCAAATTAGTGAAAGACTGCTGTAGGTTATCATCCCCCTGTTCACGCAAATTCTTTTCGGCAGTAAGCTTATTCTCCAATTCGGTAAGCTTAGCAGTCATAGTTGCAGCGAAGTTGGGGTCATCGCCTAATGCCTTAGCAATCTCTGCTAGAGTATCAAGTACTTCAGGTGCAGAACCAATAATCTTTTGAATTGCCTCTTCTACTTGTTCGGCATTCTGGAAATCCGAGTCGTTGAGCAATTCTGATACCTTTGTGATGTAGTTAGCATGCTCCTCAATGCCATCAAGTTTAGCATACAGAAGGTCAGTAAAATCATTTGCCGAAAGACCTTTACCATCTACCTTGTCTACCTTCTTATTATCCATTGCCTGGTCTGCAGCAGTACGGTCTGCCTTTTCCTGAGCAATAGCATTATTAATAAGGGTATCTTGGTTAGCACGTTCTGTAGCTTCCTTATCGATATTAGTCTGTAACAGAGTATCACCTGCCAGACGATCATTTTTCTCAGTAAGGATATCTTGGTTGATAGCAGCCATGTCATCCTTATGGTTCTGAAGATTAGTATCAATCTTTGCCTCAAGAGAAGTTTCCTTGGCCATTGCCCGGTCTTTCTCTGTATTGATTGCAGTGGTATTATTCTTAACCTGCTCTTTGAGGTCATTCATAGCAGTCGTATTACCTGCTTCTAGAGTATCAATACGAGCTCCCAATGCAGTATCAGCCGCAGCTCTGTCCGTTTTCTCTTGGTCAATCTTGGTATTCAATTTACCTACCTCTGATTCCAAAGCTTGCTTGGTGTTATCCAACTTAGCCGTGAATTCTGTAGACAAGGCTTTATCTGCAGCAGTACGGTCTGCTACTTCTTTGTCAAGATTTACCTGAAGAACTTGGTCTGCAGCTTTTCTTTCGACACGTTCGGTATTGAGGTCAATATTTACATTATCGATACGAGAACTCAAGCCACTGTCTGCATTGGTACGGTCAACGATTTCCTCGTTAATCATACCCTTAACTTCCTTGTAGTTATCACCTACAGTCTTAGTTAAGTTAGTGATAGCTTCTGAGTTTCTTTCTATATCGTGCTGATTAGTAGCGATGGCAGTAGTATTCGCATTAACCTGTTCCGTAAGTTCATTACGAAGAGTGTTAATAGAATCCTGAATGCTCAAAGCCAATTCTGAAACACGTTTGTTTACGTTATTCAGACTTACGGTATAAGCATCATCAGCAGTCTTTCTGTCGGCAATTTCCTTATCCAAACTTGCCTGGATTGCAGTATCTGCATCTTTACGGTCTTGGATTTCTTTGTTCAAGTTATCCTTAACCACATTAAGAGCAGTATCACTTGCAGTGGATTTATTGTCGATGTATTCTTTCAGTTTAGTTTCAAGAGCAGTATCTGCAGCAATACGGTCTGCTTTTTCGGTAGCTACTTCTGCACTGTTTGCAGCATCACCAGCAATACGATCTTCCTTCTCTTGGTTAATCTCCTCAGTTAAGGCAGCTAACTTCTTAGTGATAGTTGTAGCAAAATTGGGGTCATTACCAAGGGCATCAGCAATTTCCTTCAAGGTATCAAGTACCTCAGGAGCAGAGCCTACGATTTTCTGAATAGCAGCGTTAACTTGCTCTTCATTTTGGAAGTCCATATCATTAACCAACTCAGAGAGCTTGGTAATGTAATTGGCTTTCTCTTCGATACCGTCAAGCTTAGCTTTGAGAATATCCGTAAAGTCATTCTTAGTCAATGAATAACCTTCACGTTTATCTACCTTCTTATTATCAAGAACCGTATCTGCATCTTTACGAGCCTGAGTTTCAGTAGCAATAGCTTCCAACAATTGAGCTTTATCTGCTTGACCTTGGAGTTTTACATCCTCAATCTTATGGTCCAAAACCAAATCCTGAGCAGCACGAGCAGTAGCTTCGGAATCAATATTATTCTGAAGTACCTGGTCTGCAGAGGTACGAGCTTGAGCCTCTTGGTCAATCTTACCTTGCAAAGCATTATCTGCATTGGTACGGTCAGCTACCTCTTTAGAGATTTCGTTGTGGAGAACCTGGTCCTCAGAATGACGGTCTACTGCTTCCTGGTCAATCTTACTCTGCAATGCTTGAGTATCTGACTGGCGATTAGTGATTTCCTCATTAATCTTCGAATCCAGAATAGTATCTGCATTCGTACGATTAGATACTTCTTCAGCAATCTTAGCTTCAAGGGCAGCCTTGTCGTTGATATGAAGAGTTTTGAGCTCATTTACACTTTCTTTGATTTCGTTATCGGCAGCGATACGTTCGTCCTTTTCTTGTTGGATGAGGCTCTTAAGTTCATCCTTAATCTCATCGCTCTTATCGTTTACCTTATCATTGAGGTCCTTGATATCTTCGGCATTCTTATCTGCCTTAGCTTCTACCCGGGCAATGTCAGCTTTCAAATCTGCCTTAACCGTATCAATCTTATTGATTAACTGTTCAGCAGCATATTTCAAGTTGTCATCTACCGCAGCAATAGCAGCACCCAATGCAGCTTCTGCTTCCTTAGCACGATTAATCTCTTCACTAAGAGAAGTACGAAGCTCGGTAAGTTTATTAGTGATAGTAGTTGCGAAGTTGGGGTCATTACCCAATGCTTCTGCCAACTCCTTAAGAGTATCAAGTGCATCATCAGCACCATCAACCAGGTCACTGATTGCCTTCTTAACATCCTCTTCAGTTTGGAACTTGAGGTCATTTTCAAGCTCTGAAACTTTAGTGATGTAATTGGCTTTCTCCTCGATGCCATCCAGTTTAGCCTTAAGCTCGTCTGTAAAGTCATTCTCGGATAAGTCATAACCTTCTCTCTTATCTACCTTATTCTTGATAGAAAGTACGAAGGCCCAGAACTCATTAATAGTTCCGGCAAAGCCAGCACGAACAAAGTCATCGTAGTAACCCTGTAACAACCGCTGGTCAATTTCTTCGCAGGTATAATACTTACTTACATACATATTTTTAAAAATTTAAGGATTAATTACTGCACGTTGACGACCCAGTAGGAATTCAGAGTCTATATCTCTGAAAGGTTCTCCTTCTGAACCGCAGAAAGCATTCTTTGGTACATCTGGGTTTTCTGGGTCTACATCTCCACCGTCCTCAATATCTCCCCGTATGCAAGCATAATCAGGAAGCCTATTTACCCGGAACTTAATTACCTGGCCAATACCAGGATGAGGTATGATCTTATCCCAAATATCCCCGAAGTAATCTTGAAAGCAGGTGACAAATTTGTTTCCGGTCATCGATTGAAATCCCGTTACATCATTGCCATTACCTTTCATTTCAATATGAACTCCAGAGGTACCGTTAAGGATAACCAAGTTACTATCAAACCAAATTCCGTTGTTGGTAGTAATTGGTGTCCACCTCAGTACTAACATCTTTGCCATATACTTTATTTTTTATTCTACAAATTCTACTTTTGTATCTCGGTCTCTCTTTAGGATAACCATGAAAACCAAAGCCTCATCCTTAGCTTGAGCCGTTTGAGTATCACCTGATGGCTTATAAACTATACCGTTGATTACAAACCTATCCTGTTCCCAATTAAAATCCCAATAACCCTCCGGTGTAAGATAACCGATTTGTTCTATATAAGATTTAGAAATTAGTATTGATAAGTTTTCATCATCCAATTCTCCAGTGATAGTTGCCTTATTGATAGGCCAGTTTCTGAAAGCATTGTAGTAACATAATGCTTCGATTTGGATGTTATAATATTTAGGTATACTATCCTCAGCATGGCTGAGAAGTTGGTTAACGTTTTTTGCCCAAGTGATGGTTTGTCTACCAGCATCCCAATCTAAGAAGTCAGTGATAATCTTCTTGTATCTATCCCAAGAGCGGTTCTTTACCATTCTCCAGGGTTCTTTTGTCATAACTCGGTAAGGATTGATTTATTACCACCTTTCACAGGAGTACTTGGATTAGGTCCATCCAATACACCTGGTTGCCTTCGGTTAACTACTCGAGGAACTACTGTTCGTGATACAGCATCACAGAATGGCAGATATATTTCCAATCTTGAAGCTAACATACAAAGGTTCTTTCTTAATTCATCTATTAAGCCACCCGGTTGCATTGCTTGAGAAAGTGTTTTCCATAATGAGCTTGCAGCTTCTGCCAAGGTGTCGTAATATTGAACTTCAGTAGGCCCAGTAGTGATTTGTTTAATCCTATCACCTCGGGCAAGTTCAGGTTTAGAAGTACCATCACCGGTTTGCTCTTTGGTAGATGTAATTTGACTTAGATATTCGGAAGTACTTGTCAATAGATTAAGTATCTTCACATTAAGAAAGTCCCATGCTGCCAATTCCATTATTAATTGGTTTTCTAGTGCTTCATACCATAATTCATCAGTATATTTATCTGGTGCTATTGCATGGTTTACTAGTGGCCCAATATAATATTGCCATTTAGTGATGTATATAGATTTCTCTTCCCTGGTCATACCATCGGATATTTCTGAAGGTATGTAGTAATCGATTAAGTTATATATTGTATCGGCTAATGCCGTATGACCATAATCACAAACTACCAGAGTCTTATCTACGGTAAGGTCTAAACCGGCAGAGTTAGTTACGTGTAAGGTAACTGTATAAAAACCGGGAGTTTCATAAGAATAGGAAACATGTCTTCCACCATTGAAAACCTCTCCCTTATCATCGCCAAAGTCCCAGTCAAAAATAGATTTGGCCGGGACTTTGGCTATGACTCTGAATGAAACTTCCAGACCTGACGTAACGTACAAAAAGTCTAGATTGTCTTTCATATTAGTCTGTCTTATGTAATTTTCATAGACTACCCTTTAGAAGAGGATTCAAAATCTTCCAGCAAAGCCTGCAACAGAGTCTCTACTGTATCGTTCGGTTCTGCTTCGATTTCGTGGAGTTTTGCAACCAACTTCAGTTCCTCAAGAGAGTAAGCCTTTGCAATTTTTTCCAAAGTCATGCCCTTTTTGAACTGAGCAGTCAATCTCTTGTCCATCTTTTCGATGTCGGCTTCCGAATACTTTTCGATATCGGTTTTGTCGGCAACGATAATCAGATGACCTGCAGCGATAGCCTTTTGGATTTTCGGTGATCTCCATTGACGGCGGCTGAGTTCTTTATCTTCTCCTTTACATACGGTAATCCCCGTTGATTGGTCATGAAAACTGTAAGCTCTTGGTCCCACAGTTACTGTATATTTTTCTTTAGCCATATTTTCTAAGATTTAAAAAGTGATAAAGAGAGGATAGGCTTTTTAGTTCCTACCCTCCCTTGGGAATTTATATAGATAAAACCGGACTACCTTATTCAAGGTTTACCATCAAGTAAGGGTCAACGTTCATGAATTCGGGGAATCCATTTTCGCTAAATCTCTTGTCGGCAGCCAGCAACAGAGTTGCATCCTGGTACATCTTAGAGAAACCAGTAGTCAAGCTAGCGTAGATTGCTTGAGTTTGGTTAGAAACGATTCTCTCTGATTCCAGCATCAACTGACGAGCAGTCAGCTTAATCAAAGCAGCAGATGTATCAATCAGCAACAGCTGTTGGTCTGGAGTACCCGGGTGGATGTAGAAGTCGGCATTTTTGGGAACCGGAGACTTCACATTCAGTGTAGCTTCAGTTGTACCAGAGTGACGGTCTTTAAATTCCGGCAAGTTCAACATTTCGATTGCTTGGTCTTCACCACCAATCATTGTCTGGAAGTTACGTCCCATACGAGCAGCACGTACCCAGATATGCAGAAGGTCTTTGTAAGTGATACCGTTGGTTGTTTCGTATACACCAATTACCGGGGCAGACTCAGAGCCATCAGGGTTGTTACCATTGATAGCCACGTCCATAGCCAGAGTATCCAGAGCATAACCCAACTGAACACCAAAGTCACGAAGGTAGATTCCCAGGACATCGAGTGAAACATAGTTACGAACTTCGTCAGTAAGTTTGAAGCCTTTTCCGATTTTGAAGAGGCTAACTGATTTCTGTCCGAAGCTAACATCACCCAATGGGATAGTTTCTGCCTCGTTAACCTTTGCAGGTGCAGCATCCGACATGTTAACCATCGGCATGATTGCTTGCAAACCATTGATAGGTTGGTCTGATGCAATGATGTTCGGATAGAACGGTGCCTGGCGCATACCCAGAGTGATAGCCGAGCGAATGATTTCCGGAACAATCCAACGAACATTCTGCTGAGGCATAGTGAAGATATTCTGCATGGTATCAACTTTCGGATTGATACCCATCTTTTCGAACAGTTCATCTTCGGAAATACCCCATTTACCGGTAACCAACTCTCCCAAGGTAATTTCTACAGGCTTCTTTTCCTGTGAACCGGAACGTACAGCTTCCAAGCTTCTTACCATTTCCGGCAGCTCATTCATAAAATCCTGAGCCTTCATTTTTGTAATATCAATTTGTCCCATAATTTCTTTTTGGTTTAACGGATGAGTACTTGAATTACATCATTTGCCTCATCTGCAGGAGTGATGGCAATGAATTGTGATTCATCTGTAGCGGCTTCAGCGATTGTGAAACGGTCATGCAAGAGGTCTGCAGTTGGGTTAATGTAACCACAATCTAGAGCTTCTTTTGCAACCCAATTCAAAATCATATAGCCTTGAACTGCTACGGTTACTTCTACTGGGAAGTTACGTTGAGGTTGGTAAGCAGGATTGACATTGTCAGTTACTGCTATACCCAGATATACCTGGCTACCAGCACCACCCGGGATAAACGGTTCAATCAAACCGTCAGTACCCAAAGCAACTGCCATGCCCTGTACAATCTTTGTGTCAGCCTTTACATTGAAGGCTTGGTGCAATTTGTGTGATTCACTCTTGTAAATCACCGCTCTCGGAGTTCTTTCTCCAAAGAGAGTCATTTGCTGAGGATCGTTTACGATTTTAGTCATAACTCTAAATATTTATATGATAACTTACTTGATTTTCTTCTTGTACAGACTGTCGAGTACGCTGCCGGTTGAAGAAGGTTCTTGGTTCTGGGTAGTGTCTTTGGTTCCAGTCTTACCCTGAGTGTCATCTTCGCTTACAGAAGAAGCACGGTTAACGTCCTTAGAACCGCATTTTGCACAAGTGAGAGGGAACTTCTCTTCCAAGCGAGCTTGGTAATCCTTAGTCAAGGAAATAAGAGTAGTGATGCCAGTAGTTTCTGCATTGAGCATCGTAACGATTGTCTCATCTGCATTTTCACCCATCAACTTCTTGTAGGTTCCTACGGCATTCTCACGGAGAGAAGCAATGTGATTTTTACCTACCGTTGCCATTTCTGTCAAGTTTGCAACCTGAGCATTCAGATTAGTAACCTGTTCCGTAAGAGAATTTTTCTCTGTAGTAAGGTTATCAACAGAAGTTTGCAATTCGTTTCTGGATGATACCAAATTCTGAATCAAGGATACCGCAGCTTCCTGGGACATCTCTTGACCTTCTCCCAAGGTAAGCATATCCTTACCAAACAGAGATTCGAGAAATTCTTGTAATTCTTTGTTCATATTTTCTTTATTATTGGTTTTTGATTTCTCATCGCCTTCTTGGTTATCATTAAAAGAACCTTGAGTATCGTCCTTTTCCTGGAAGGATGAAAAGTCTGATTTGTAATCAGTGAAGAAGTATTGCTTGGATTTATCATCCCGGTATTCTTCGTAGGATGACCAAGTTCTTTTGGCAAATGTAGGATTGATAATTTTACCATCAGAACCAATCTTCTGGGCAAATGAATCAGCACCATGAGATACCAAAGAAGTTTCCATATACCGAACCACCTCGGTAACAACTCTTCGTACCATAACTCCCTTAGAGTCATAAGTACCCAGTTTTTGGTAGAATTCACCATCCTCCATACCTGGATGAGATTTGTCCCATTTAAACTGTACTGTAACAGAGTTACTGTGAATTGAAGGAGGTTCCATAAGAATGCCTCTAGCAATTCTTGGGTTTGCCTTACCATCAATCTTCAGAATACCATTGATACCTCCAGGGATAGTGAAGCTACCATCCTTGTAAGCCTCTTGCCACATTACTTGAGATACAGCACCAATTGCATTACCAATGTTAGTTTCATGGTCGCAATTTACTGTTTGCCCAAGTAACATCTTCATAGAAGCTTTGAGTACTCCATTTTGACCGAAGTCTGTCGGATTCCAGTTCTTAGATACAATCGTTTCCGAAAGTAATCTGAACATTGGTTCGATAAATTCTTCGTCCTTGGGAGTAAGTTCTGATTTATCCAGGTTAGGATAATAGGTGTTGTAATCTATATCCCCTCCCCAAAATCCAAATTGAGCAATGGTGTCCGGTGTAGGATTCTTCCATTTGTAATAATTCTCTGAGAAAGTCTGAGCCCCAACTGCTTCTGGGATATACCCAGCCATGATGGTATGGCCCTGACCTATCGTCATTGAATCAAGATGCTCTTTGTTTTTCTTTGTAAATTTACTCATCTTGGTTTAGTATTTTGGTCCCCACGAGAAGGAGCCGGGTTATTCTTATCTCTTGACCTACGAGCAGATTGGTTTTTATCATCCTGCCTTTGTTTTTTCTTGGTACCTTCTTGTGGGTCACCTCCACCCTTAGAGAATTGGTCCTCAAGTGAAACTCTTGGTTCATTCTCATCTGGGGAATCATAACCCATTTCCCAAGCATATTGTTCCTGGCTAATAATACCTGCTTTGTACAATAAGTCAAGGTTCTGTATCTTATACTGACGACCTTGTTGGATTTTGACTTCATCAGAAACTGTAGAAGTTCCCCAATCAATCTTCATCCCCTTATTATTAAAGCCTGCCAGACGGAGTTCTAGAGAATAAAGTCTTTCCAATACATAAGCAACAAGCATTTGTATATTTTTTAACTGGCTAATCATCTTAGACAGCATTATGCCCGTTGCACCTTCACCAGTAGTGGCAGATACCCCAATAATAGAACCGTTAACTCCAAGGCCATTAGCAACTGATTGTTGATTCATATTCCAAGGCTTCTCTATATTACCCATCTCTTTGGTAGTAGAGTTTAGCTTGAATTCATGGTCATCAATATAACCAGCTACTACTCCATCCTTCATACCCTCTCTAACATTACGTTTAAGTTGGTTAAGTTCTCGATTCAATCTAGCTTCGTAGGCTTGAATACTTTCGTTGGGTCTTTGGTTAGATTTTTGCATCTTAGCTTCAAGGAAACCAACCATACCACAAATCTCCATGATATGTTTGAAGTTAACCTTCATATCATTTTGACCTTTTAGGGAATCCAATGCAGGCATGAAAGGTGGAACTCCATAAGGTTCATCAGTATCATTAAACATACCGACATAGAAGTAAGTTTCTGGGTTCAGCTTAATGTAATCTTGTTGCTTCATCCAGAAATTATTGTTCTTCTGGTAAGGAGAATACACCCCATTTAATTCCCGTTTAAACTTGATATACTCTGGTTTAAGGAATAATACTGTTGCCAAACCATCAAGCTTATCATTGGGAACTCCCTCTACAGATATTGCCCCACTTACAAGAAGTTGAACAATCATTTTGTTAACCAAACCATCTATACCTGCCGTATACCGAGTCCAACCTTTAGTAGCTTCTTTGAGATGTTCTCTCATCTTAGATGCTTCGGCATCGGTATTATTAGGGAAAGTTACAGTATGACCGGTGTTAGCTAACTTAAACATATCCTGCAATGCAATGCCCATATCGGGATTTACCTTGTATAAATCCCTGATTAAAGGTATTACATCAACACGAAAAGAGGGTTCAACTATTTTAGTTAACCCTTGTAATGATGTTATTAAGTTATCGCTATCATCGTCAACTGAAACTCTACCTGGTGAGATAGGTGTAGATGGCTTTGCTTCCTTATTCTGGGAAGAATCATTCTTGGGAGGGTCCTTTTTACGGCCCCAACCCCAATTAAAATTGAAGTACTTTTTCATCTTGGTTGTACGATTACGTTAGTTTTTCCTTTCCTTATGTGATTAGTGATTGCTTTCCCAAAGATGTCATCATCGGAATATACATCACCCTCTAAGTCTACATCCACTGCAGAGTTATTTGCTCTGTGTTTACCCATTGCAACAGGTCTACCAATACCATCATAAATGAAAGTATAAGCTTCCTGAACGAAAAATGGGTCTTTGATAATTACATTATCATTTCGGATATCCTCTTCTAGGTTCTCTATTATCACTGAACGATTCTTGGTGGTGGTTAACCAACCAGGAGATTTATCCATCTCTGGTCGGCTTTTGCCCTTTTTCTTGAGCATCTTTTGGTAGTAATACAAATTCGGATAACCTTCATCCTGGAGTTTAGAGGTTACTGCTAAACCAACGTCATTGGATTCTGGAGCTATCAATGCTTGATTAAATAACATCCCAGTATCACCAAGTAACTTAGCATAGGTACCCACTGCCATTCTTCCCTTGTATATACATTGTTCTTCACCTTGCTTATCCATGCAAGTAAATGAAGAGTAGTCAGTAGCTCTACCAGTTGAAACGTCAGCACCAATGAAATATTCTTTGTCATCTTCTGGTTCACAGAACTGCCTATACTGACCATTGAATCTCCTCTTTATCACTGGGTAATCACTAAGGCAGTCTTCGATAGCTTTGATGTCAGCTAAATCGAAGACTGTGTTACCTGATGATAAGAAGTCACCATCAATTTCTTGTGCAGTTCGTTTAGCTCCCAAGGCAGAAGACATTTGATTGTACCAATTAATGTCTCGTTCTGGGTGCATTTGCCAGTATAATCGAATTGGATTGAATGGGTTTCCTCCAGCAATAGCATCTACCCAAGTTGAATGATAGAAGTTACCTACACCGTAAGGAGTTGAATTGACGATAGCAGCACCACCAGTGGATAGTGTTGGAAAGGCTGCTGCCCAAATCTGAGCTGCCCACCTAACTACTGCTGCTTCGTCAATTACCAGGAGTGAAAGTGATTCAGAACGACCGGCTTCTGATGAGGTCGGAATTGATTCAATGAAAGAACCGTTATCGAATTCTATCATTGAAGCAGAACCATATTCTCCAGTTCTACCATTTATGATTGGTGTTTGTAAATACCAGGGCAAATTCTTGTACATGAATTTAATTTTCTTCAGTACCTTTTTTGCTGTGGTGTCCTTAATAGAGATGATGTTAATCTTCTTGTTAGGATGATACATAGCCAACCATAGGCAGTACATTGAAATAAGCTCTGTAATACCAGCCTGACGAAATTTCAGGATGATATTAAATCTTTTGGCAATGAAGTTATACAGAACTGATTTCTGAAAGGGGTATAGGTCGAATCTTACCTTTCCCAATACTGGGTGTATCACATTACAGAAAAGGCTAAAATAGAAAACATCTACTGAAACCCTTGAGAGATTTGCAAGCTCTTCTCGAGTTAAAGTATTTCGAATTTCTGAGATAGTCTTTGCCATATCTAAAAGTTATACGTTATTTGAAATTCGATGTCAGTACCTATCCCAGATTTTATCTTCGGATAGTAAAATGTATTGACCCCGAGTTTGTAATTAAATCTCTTAGTCTTGATTGAAAGACCAGCTCCCATATCGAAGAGATTATTGAAAGGTCTGTATTTGCCATAAACGTATGGACTAAGTGATAACTTTGCAACTTTCTTTCGAGTTAATTGACCCTCATACCAATTGTAGTTGTACTTATCCAAGTCGATATTGAATAGTCTAGTTGAATAAGTTCCTGATTGTTGGTTTAGGAAACTTAGGTTCAACTGATTCTTCTTTAAGACAACTTGAACCAGGGAATCTTGTTTACTGATAACTGGCTGCCTTAGCATGGAATCAGGAAAGAGAGTTGGCTGCTTATTATCATGAACTAAGATTTTACCTGGTTCAACTTTTTCTGAGTACTTCTTCTCTGGTTTGAAGGGTTTCTCTGTGTATACTGTATCTGGGATTTCATTGACCGCTAGTTCCAGGGAATCAACCTCTCGAGAAAGTTTGTAATTCCTGAAGCAAAGGTAAATAGTAAATCCTAGAAGTACAATGAACAAGGCCTTCTTTAAATTCTTCATGTTCAAAAATTTTAGGAAGTTCGCACGCTTTAATGATACTATCTATTCGGTAATCGCTAAGCGATTACCTTTATCGAACGAAGTGAGATAATATCCAAATATACTACTTACGATATGATATATGAATAGCTATATATACGCAGATAAATATATAGATATATATACGTAGTATATTATATATCTATATATTTCAAGGCACCCCAGAAACTTATATATAAGACTTTATATATAAAGCTGAAACTCAAGGTTTCTTGGTATTTGCCTTTTTGAGGCATTTTTTGAACCAAATACCTATTTCCCCTACTGCCCCTTTGGCAATTGTATACCTTGCCTTGTTAAGCCAGTAATGGTAATCCTTAAAATCGCCCTCGAAGGTATCACCATTCTTGTGAAGGTAAATTTCGAATTTATCAGGGAATCCCATAATTGCCTTGAAGTCTTCGATTCCCAATGGGTATCCATCTGGTCTAAATTGCCTATCTGCAGGTCTGAGAGTTAATGGTGGTTTATCATACTCCAATCGATATACTCCTGGAAGAGTACTCATCTTTGCAGTTTTGATAGGCCACTTCTTTTCATCCTTGAAATCTCTAACCCAGAGTCTATGTATCTTTGCTACTGTAAGATTCTTCTTTTCAGGAAGCTTCCGATAGTCATACATTGCCAGAGTTTTACTCATAAACGGGATCTGGTTAGTATTATTTTCCTGAGAGAATGTGAGTGGTTTTAGTAGATTTCTAGTAGTTGTTGGAGTTTTTACTTGAAATACTTCATCAAAAGCATTCAAATATTTCTTACCCGTTTTTCTATGTACTCCAATGATAAGTAATCTCTTTCGTGATAACTGTGAGTTACCGTAGTCAGAAACGCTTCTTTCGTGAAAAATAAGTTTATAGTCTTCAAGAGTTTTTTGAAGATATTCTTTTGGGAGCAAAGATAGCAAACGAGGTAAGTTTTCAATAAGAAATATCTTAGGTTTATAATGTAAGATTGATTGAATTACTAGATTCAGGGATTTATTCTCTTGGGGATTGCCCAATTCTTTTACTTTTGAAAGCCTCATAATAGAAGATGCTCCACAGTCTGGACTTGAAAGTATGATGTCTGGCTTACAATCTGGGAAGGTTTCATCTTTATAATATGGTATACCACCAAAGTTCAATTTCCACTGCTCTAAGCCTTTAGTATAAAATACTCCTCGAGTTTCTATATTAGCTATCAAATCCTTTCTAAAAGGGAACAAAAGGATGCCTGCACCAGCAGACACCCCTAATACTTTTAATTTTTTCATTTCTTGTAACTTCTCAATTTTACGTACTTAAGCCATGCAAATGGTTTACGATTCTCCAAGTAGTATGGGTCTTTATCATTATTGTGAGCTTCCTCTTCAAAACTTACATCATGATACCTTTCATTCTGTTTGTTCCAACCTGCAAAGCACATGATGATAAGGTATTCGATTCCATACCAAATGTAGAAGAGTCCCAGGCCCAATATTACAATCCACCAAATTGATAGATCGAATATACCACAAAGGAATAAACCTATAAATAGACCCAGTGCAGTACATTCAAACTGTTGTACTTGATGAGTACGTTCATGGTCAATATCCTCTTGTAACAAATCCTCCTTTTTATCTTTGAAGAAGGAATTATAGAGGAACGTAATTGCTTTGTAACTGGGGAAAAGGAATACCTTTGCTACCCAGCTGTTAAAATGACATCTTTTCATATCTTATCTTTGAAGTTTTCGTAAGAGTTTCTTAGCTTTTGGTCGTAAGCATTTTGTGCATATCCAGGACCATTATACTTTCTTGCAAAGCCTGCCCAGTCCTTTTCCTTGAGATTCTTCAAACAACCAGAGGTATTCATGAAGTAGTACATCAATTCCAGTTGTTTTTCGTGAGATTCTGACATCTTATGAACGAATTCATAGACATCTTTACAGCTACAAAGATTGTGATTGAAGCCCATAATCTGGAACATTCCCCAACTTGCAGACTTTAAAGCACATTCTTCGTCAATTTCTTTGGCTAATTCAAGTCTTTTGTACTCATGAACGCCTCCAAGATACTTCGATTTATCCCATTTAGGGAAAAATACTGTAGGATACTTCTTGCAAAGGTAACCTAAATCTCTGTCAGGGAACTTTTTATGAAATTCCTTGTACATGATGTGACCTTCGAAAAGAATTTGAGGTCTCCCATCAGCCAAAAATCCATCTCTACCAGCTGCTTCTACTACTTGAACAGCTTTCAATAGAGCTGGTTCTAGACCTAAACGATTAGCAAGGTCTTTAATCATTTCATTTGTTAGTTTATCCATAACTTATCAGTTTTAATGGTTCAATTTTAGTAACAAAAGTATTGCTTATAACCCATTTTTAGGATGTTTCGAGGTTCTATTATCATATATAACTTATAAAATAATGCAATATGGACAAGAAAAATGAGTGCCAGATATGTGGCAAACCAATTAATTTAGAGGAATTCGATGAAACTAAAGAGATTCCCCAACTTATGGCAAGAAAACAAGTTTGTTTTCAATGTGCTTTTTGGTTTAATCGATTAGCTTATGATAAAGAGCTTGAGAAAGAGGGTAAAATTGCGGTAATTACTCCAGATTATTCTCACTGGGTAACTAAAATTCCCGGAAATATTTTAATGGTGCCCTCGGCTTTTGGTGGTATTTACCAAACTAAACTCCAACCAGTAAACACTCTGGGAGTTATTGATGAAGACCGAGAGAAACTTTTCATTATCCGTTATAATAACATCGCTCACCAGGGCACTATACCAGAGCATCTAAGAGATGCTTTTAAAGTAAACGGAATATTTCTATCTCCACAGGAATACAAAATGCTAGAGGATTACCGGGGTAATGCCTATGAATTTATTAAAAATAAAATAGATAATGCAATAAACAAAAAATAATTTCGTATATTTGCATAAAGAATTAATTAACTAATTAGATATGAAAAAAGAAAAGAAAGAAATCAAAAAGCTTCGTGAAGGTGATGAACTATTCTTCCAACTTGGGGAAAGACAAATCATGGAGAAGGTGAAAGTAGAATCCATTGATAAGAAAGGTGGGTTTGCAGTTTTAAGCAACCGAGTAAAAGTTGCTAGAAGTTTAGGTCCTGATGATACCTATGCAAGATTAGATGGGAAAGATGGAAAGATATTACCTCTTACCGAGGAAAATGAGAAACATTTCCTGGCATTCAAGGCATATTTCTCAATCAAGAGAAATTCAGAGATATTGGAGAAGGGTCTCAGGAATATGAGTAAGGAGGAACAAGTTGAGGTTCTTATCGAATTCGATAAGAAGTTTACCAAGATTATTAATAAATACTTCAAGGAGGAACAATGACTACGGTAATATTGATAATTTACATGGTATGCTTACCGTTCACGGTGTTCTTTGTAAAAGCAACATTAGAATACTTACCTCAATCACATAGGGTACATTCACTGGTATTATTTCTATCGGTCTGGTTTTTGCTACCTTTGTTTCCGATTTACCTATTATTGAAATTCATAAAACATAAACTGATATGAGATACTTTTTTGATAGAGATGGTAATTATGCTGGGTCATCAATGCAAGGGTGGGAGGTAATACTCCTACTCTGCTTTCCCATTGTTATATTCTTATTCGTTATATTCCTTCCCTTATTTATATTGCATAAGTATGCCTCTAGAGAAGAAGATAAGAAATTCGAAGAAGAACATCCGCAAATATTAAAAGTAGATTCTAGTATTACCTGCTGGTACCCTTGGCATAGATATTCTCTTGCATATACCATCTCACTTATATTTTGGGTAATTGCAATGATTATGGCTTTGACTAATTGACCTTGACTCTAATCATAGCTTTCTTAACATACCCATTTATTTCTTTTCCATGTCCTTGAAATTTATACAGTGATTGATTGGTCTGATGAAGGCAATATGAAAGTAGACCTTAATTCCCAAGCGTGGTTAACAAACCTATAAGCCGATATACGATCACCGGGGTAAACTATTTCAGTATTACCATCTCGTAAATTTACCCTTATACCTTCGGATTTTTTATACTTATGGACCGTGGTATCATCTAATATAAGGAAACTAAAATAAGTTACAGCGGTAGTATCAGATTGAGGTATTTGTCCTTCTTTGAAGAAAGCTGCTGAATCAGTATTCAGAGGCCAATGGATAGTAAGGGTGATATCCTGTTCCGCAGCTTCCTGACATATAGTCACTTCTTTACGTTGGTCACCACAAGTTACTAGTAGAATTTCGGACCTTTCTGAAGAGCCGGTGTTTGCTGCAGTTGCTTCAACTACAATCAGGTACCAATGAGGTGCACCTGCCATAACAGACCCATCTTTAACTATAACCTTACTTGCAAAGGAGGGAGTGGCTTCTACTGAAGGTTGTTTGGCCATTTCCTCTCCATCACTTCGAGTCATATAAGAGTGAACCATAATCGTAGTAGTAGCACCTATATCAGCTCCGATAGTACTACTTACATCTAATACTTCCAAGAAGTAAGTATAGGTGAAGTTAGGTTCTTGACTTATAGGGAAAGATATAGTTTCACCTGATTCTTTTTGCTTCATTACCAAGGTATGGGTTCTCGCTGAAGAACCAGTATTCTCTTGTAATGTAGTGAAGGTTACTTTGCAATCATTACCCTCAAAAACATATTTCACACTTACCCAAGATGGGATGCTAGATCCCATATCCCAATCCACATTAGTCTTCTGCCCAGTACTCTTACCATTAATGTACTTGGTCTTATAAGAGTAGATATAGGTAGTCTTGGTATCTCCAACATTCTGACCTATTTCAAAACCAGATGCCCTGGGTGCAGCATTGGCTACTCTAAAGTTAAATTCGTTCATATCTAATAAGTTTTATTGGTTTATAATTATTGCTCTCTTGATATTGTAGTCCTCTACCCATAGGATGCCTTGAGTTCTATATATTTATATAAATGCTAAATGAATATGAGAAGTACAGATTACATAAGTAAGGGAACTGCAGTAGCAAGGCTATATAAGGCAAGGGAATCCCTATTAATGGATAAGGACTGTAGGAAGGGCCTATGCTTTTACCTAAGAGGAGTAGATATCCTGGATTACCTCAAAGAGATTGGGATATGGAATCTAGATTCCTTCAGTATAGAAGTCCTATGGGCATATGAAGATTTTATAAATAGGGGTTCTATAGTAGCCCTAAGAAATGCTAAAGTAGTAAAGAGAAGATTGAATACCTTGTATAGTTGGAGGGATAGTTTTGATATTAGAAGTTCATCCAAAGAGATATGGGGTATAGCAAGGGATTCTATACCTGAGATTTCTCAGAAGAATTTCTATTGGTGGGACCCAAATGATAGAGAAGTAAGAGTGAAGGCAATTGATTTAATAATTAATAAGGTAATGAAGTATGGTGAAGGTTGAGACTTTGAAGGAAGATGGGTTTGTTAGAATCCTAAGATGTAGAGAAGATAATAGGATTTGGTATCAGATGTGGCTTACCGATTTGGAGAAAGGTTGCATTGATAGGTATTTTCTTGATATGGAAGTTAAGGCTTGGTGGTTGATTAATCTTCAGAGATGGTATGTTTTCTTTTATGAGAAGAATGGTAGGAGGGTTAGAGGGGTATTAGGGAAAGATAGGACTAGGGATTTGCTTAGGAGCATTTTGTAAGAATGGCCCGGGATGGTTAATCTGTCTTGGGTCTTTTTGTGTGAGCATGTGGGCATGTGGGATTCTGGGTACCCCTTAATACGAGGAGCCAAAATTTCCTGGTATTCAAAGGGGAGTACGGTTCCGTTAAATTTAACATTTATAAATAAAAAGTAAGGGACAAAGAAATAAAAAATCTTTGTCCCTTAAATTTCTATGCTTTAGTTATCAAACTTTTCGTTATCGTCTTTCAAAATTTCTTTTATATCTTTTATAGCTTGAATAATTAAATAAATTATTCCAACAACTAACAATATATTCAATAACATATTACTTTGCGTTTTTCTTTACAATTTCTAAACCTTTTAAAAGAATCGCTTTCTTTTCTTCTTTTGTATTCTCTGATGCAATAGAGTTAAAAGAAAAATCATTCAAAACATAGACTTGCTTATAAAAGTCTATAAAGCCATCAATTAGCTTTTTATCTGCATTTGTTGCAATAGAAGAAAGAAAATTAAAAGTTACATTTCTGAACTTTTTGCGCAAAGATTTGATTTGTTTTTCGTTTGCACCTACAAATAAATCTTTTTTGTAAATCTCTGTTTTCGTTCCTAAAGAAGTTTTGAAAAGTCCTGCATTTTTTTCTTTTACTGATTTAAGAACGTCTAAAGCAATTAAACTATTTGCTTTTGCGTTTGCACTTGCTTTTTCTACATTCACTTTGTTAATTTGATTTTTCATAATAAAATGCTTGAAAGTTTTATTATTAATTATTTTTATTACCTTTTCAAATAGACTTTCAAGACTTTTTTAACTATTCTAATAAGGTAGTATTTGTTTCATTTCTGTATTGCAAATATAAGAACTATTTTTTAATCTACAAAATTTTTAGAAAATTATTTTCTTAAAAAGTTTTAATTAAAAATTCATTCAAATATCGCTTTGTTTTTCTCACATTGCAAATATAAGAACTTTATTTTAATCTACAAACATTTTCAAGAAAAATTTTTGAGAAAATGAATAATTTTATTTTCAAAATTATTTTTGTGAAAAATTCATAAAATAGAAAATATTGTGCACCCTAAAAGGACTTAATATTTGCACTTAATTTTGGGGGTTCACAAGGGTAATCCTCACACGCCTTGTAGTGGGCATATATGATATGTATAATCCTATATGGCTTATGCCTGTCCTCTTGAGAGTGTATTATATACCTGTATATTGAAGGCCATTAATCGACTAAGGTGATAAAGAATTAAGGCCGATTAGCTATATCCCTATTATTGCCCTCTATAAACCTATTAGGTCCTAATTCAATAAGGCCATATAGGGACTATGGTAAGCCTATAGAGATTAGGATAGCCTATAAGGGCTTACTAAGTTAGGCTAAGTAAAAACCCAGAACCTTAGTTAGGCCTGGGTTAATTGGTTAGTATTCGCAATATTCTCGTTCAAGGTAAATGTTGAAATCCTTGAAAAGTTTTATACCGGGTATAGGACCATCATTTTTGTCCCAAATCTCGAATTCGATAAATTGGGTCTCATAGCCTTCTATATCTGAAATAGAGAGAAGATAGTTCTGGCTTGGGTCAAATTCTTCAAGGAAAACCTCGATAGTAGCCTTAATCCTAATAGGTTGAGTATTAGTAATGCCTTGTACGATTTGTGTTAATCGGTTTGATAATTCTTTAGTGTTCATAGGTAATGGGTTTTAAGTGATTATTATTTTATTTTCTTACTGCAAATATAAATATAATATATTATATATGCAATAACCCTAATTGCCTTCGTAGGTTATTAAGGGCCTTATAAATCCTCGGGGCCATGAATGGAGATTGCCATTTACCTTCCCTACCTATAACTAATATATTATATAATACCTAATGGCTCTAGGCAATCTAGGTACCCCTAAATCACAAAATTGTCCTAGAGTTCTGCAAATATCCCTAATATAAATACTAAGCCAATTACTTACAGAGTTACTAGGAATATTACCTAAATATGCCCCTTGAAGGCCTTAAATCCTATAAACCATTTAGCCCTAAAACCTAATATCCTATTTACCTAATCCCCAACCCATAACTAATATATTATATAATACATAATATAATAACTTGGTGAAGGTAATCAAGGTAAATTGTGATGGCCATTAATCGACGATGTACTAAAGCTATACTACCTACATACATAGAAGCTACATAACATATCTGTATTATATAATCCCCCTACCTTCGAATTACCTTGAATGCAATCTATAATATAATACATATAAAGGGTACTCAAGGCAATCGGATTTAGGGGCCATTAATGGTCGGATTTATTTGCCTTTTTAGGCCTTTTTGAGTTTGCCTTTAAAGTGTGTAGTAGAGCTATATGGTATAGTGGCTATATAGTGAGTTGAGTGGCTTTGTATAGTAAGGTAAGTTTGCCTAGCCTTGTTTGCCTAAATCCCCAAAACCCCCGGCGAGGTACCTTGATATATGTATTAGGTATTATTATATTAATAGATGGTATATTAGTTATTAGAGGGGATAGGTATTATATTATGTACCTTAGTTAGGTATTATGTAACATAGTTAGCGTTAGTATGATTTTGTTTTATTTTTGTGTTGGGTGGTGTGGGAGGTACCCGGTATTTATTCCAGGTACCTTGTGGGTATTTATTCGATTAGGTATACCTGTATGAAGGCATATACTAAAAGGATTACGATTAGATTCATTCTGTAGATGAATTTCTTTGTTAGGTAGGCTTCTTCATTTAGGATTAGAAGCCAGATCGTTACGATGAGTAGGATTAGTGATTTCATAATTTTTTAGTATTATTATATGTATCTTAGTATAATCCTATATGTGTAGGATACCAGGATTAGTGATGAGGTGTATAGGGTTAGGATTATTAGCTGTGAGATGATATACCTTATTTTGTTTGTTGGGTGGGTATGCTTGTGGGCTTGGTATATTTTCTCATTGCGTATGAGGGTTAGGATAGTTCCTACGGATAGGATTATTCGGATTATGTGATAGATGATATTCATTTCTTTTTGTTTCTTAGTTTCTGTTGGGTACGGAGTAACTTATTATACTGGGCTTGGGGATCACTTAGGTATAGAGTGTAATCATTTTTGTTACTGCCCGGATTAGGGAAGTGTTCTGTCCAGGTATCTTGGTTGGGGTACGTTAGATATGGGTTAAGTTCCTCAGTTCTGTATGGGATTACCATTTCCTCTGTGAATCCCTCTGTGTATTCTTTAGTGTGACCTGGTACCTCGAAAGATACCAGGAATTTCCCTTTTGTTAGCATGACTCTAGTTCATTAGTTAGGATTCGGATATCGGTATACTGATTCATGTATTCCCTTTCTGAGGATATGTCTAAGCATTTACATGCTATATAGTGACCGTACATTGATATACCTGATTTATAGCCTTGGTCATCGTTTAGGAAGTTAGCTAATGGTATTTTGTCTACTGAGCATACCTTTTGTTGTCCTGGTAGGGTTTCGGAATCTGTATATCCTACAAAGTCATAAGTATCAGTATTATCTGTCATGGTAGAGAATATTTTGATTAGCCAGTTAAAGTCCTCTAGAGGTACTCTGTCTAGCCATTCCCATCCGATTGGGTATTCGTTTATTGTTATGATTGGTTCCATGATATTAGTTGAGTTGAAGGTTAAACTTTGGTTTACCTAATAGTACGGTACGTGGGCGTTCATCTTCATCCAGGATTCCAAGTATGAGATACATATTAGGATCTTTGGGTATTTCGAAGTAGAATCCCGGTTTAGGTTCATCTCCATTGAATGATACATGTACTATTTTGGTGTTTTCTAGTAATCCATTTAGTTGTACATGGGATAAATAATTGCGAATAGCCGTATGAGGTTCTTCGGGATTGTTATCCAATGAGATGAGCATATCGTTAAACCATTCGGGATGGTCGCATAGTTTGATTAATTGGTTTTTGATGTATTCTGTCATAGGTTATAATATTTTAATAGGTCCTCAATGAATTGTTCCTCTTCTTCAAAATAGTCCTGGTCTAATACATATTGAGATACGTAATGATGATAGAGTGGGCCAAATAATAGGGTAAATAGTTTACCCTTAGCTTCATCGGAAATTTGTTGAAGTTCATCGTCTTCTTCTTCTGAAAGTTCAAAGATTTCGTTTATTATTCGGTCATTGGCAGTTTTCCAAGTTTTTACCAGTTCCCTGGCTTGTTCATGTATCTCTGAAGGTAATGAGTCTAAGGTATGTTTAAGTTCTTCGGTAATCATAATGTTATTTGTTTATGGGTTTAGCAATTACTGATATGAACCCTTGTGGATATAGGGTATACATAATTTGATAGTTCCCTGTGGGCAAGAAGACTTGCATTATGTTTGCAAGTAATGGGTAGATTTTCCATTGGTTTTCCTCTAGAAAGTTATTCCAGTCATCGGATTCTTCTGGATAATTACCCGATAGTTGGATATGGTACTGTTCCTGGTCAGCAATAAATAGGTTAGTTACTACCTGTATTTCATCTGATTCCCCTTTTTCGATAGCATTATAAATGCTGGTATATTGGGATATTTCTGTTTCCCTGTAGTCTGATGCCCATTTTTCGATAGCATTATAAAGGCTGGTATATTGGGGTATTTCTGTTTCCCTGTGGTCTGATTCCCCTTTTTCGATAGCATTATAAATGCTGGTATATTGGGATATCATGTCCTCATCTTGTTCATCGTCTTGGATAAGTTCCCGGAGATGTTTTTTGAGTCCGGTGATGATATATCCTGAGATATAAGCAGCAAAAGGTTCATCCTCTAAGTCGATTGAGTAAACCCGGATATTGGTATCTTCCTTGTTAATGAGAAGACCATCTGAGTAATCATAAGTATAAATGGGATGAGAAGCAAGCAGTTCCCGGATGGCCTCTAAATTTTTTAATTCTTTCATAACGTCTATATTTAAAATTATTTGAGAAATATTTCTCACTGCAAATATACAAAATTATTTCTAAACTTGTTTCTATAATTACTTTTATTTTTATAAATAGGGAGGTTCTGGGAGGTGTTTTGGGTGCCTCCCAGAGGGTTTTGTTAATATTGTCCTGTCATGGTAATGATAATGAAAAGGGATTCATCATTGAAATGTACCTGGATAGTATCTCCATAGGAGTTTGACATGTAATGAGAATTAGGGTTAAGTTCTTTTAATGGGTGATGTTCATCCCAATGAGAATTAATGAATTCTATCACGTATTGTTCAAAAGCATCGGATTCTCTGCAGTAGGTTTCTGCCTTTTCGTCATCGTCTATAGGATAATCCCGGAATTGGAGATTAAGAGTTCCCATATATGATTCATCTGGGTTTGAGATTTCATTAACTGATTGAGCAGTGTAACCAAAAGCATCAAGAGTTCCATTGAAGTAACCCATAATGTGATTTGAGATTTCGTTAATAGTTGTCATAAGAAATAAGTTTTGTAACCCTGTTCGAGGTCGGTTAATAATTATATTTATTTTTCTCTTATGCAAATATAGAAATAATATTTTAAATATGCAATAATTAAGGGAGCCCAGATGTTAGTGTTTCTGAACTCCCTGAGGATATATTAACTGGTTAGGGATTAGTATAATTCATCGGCCAGCATTGGTTCCTTGGGCTTATTTAATCTCTCTTTAGAACGTCTTGTAGCCCAATTCTCGTAGGGTTTGTAACTGAAGGTACGTGTTGTTTCATCGTATGCAGCATATACCATTTGTTTACGGGATATTCTCCTTCCGTAAGTTTTCTTAAGATTAGCAAACCAATCTAGATACTCCTGTAAAGAGTTAAAGATTTCTTTGTTCCCGTCTAAATCATTTTTAGGACGGGTTTTCCATGTTGCTTCTATATAGCATTGATGTAGGGTGATTGAAATAAAGTATCGGCACCAACTACCACCAAAGATAGTGCCCGTGGAGAATTCTATCTCCCGAGCAACTAATGGACTAACGTTATACTTTGTCATGCGATTGAGAAATTAAGTTGGAAAATCCAGTTGTTTCTATCGAGTTGATTGAATGATATGAACCTCCCATCGTTATCGGTAAATTCATTCATGAATTGAACTGCAGCAGATGCTAATTGCCCCTTATAGGGATTAGTATCGGCAGTTATGATTGATTCGAAAATGAAAGAATAATAGGTAGTATCATAGATTTGTACCTGATTAATATCCAAGCAATTGAGTTTGTAATCATCCTCTAGTTTGATTAAGAGTCCCATTAGAAGATTTAAGAGATGACCCTTTTCATCGGAGTCAAGTTCAAATGTAGATTTCTTTTCTAAGAAATTGCGAACTACCTTAGTTAGTTCGTCTGCTTGATTGTAAGTTACTGAGTTCGTTTTCATATTTTTGTCTATTTTTAAAATGATATGCAAATATAAGCATTTTTATTTTTATAGAAAAATATATCTATTTTATTTTTAAGGAGGCTGAGGATGTGTATACGCTAAGAAAGGCAGTGGATTAGACTGCCTTTCAATTATTAAGGTAATTGGGGAGTTAGCAAGTATAGAGCCTCTCTTATGATTGAACTCTCCATAGGTTCTAAAGAGGGTTCCTTATCCATTAGCCCACCTTTCTTCTTCTCGTTTTCAAATACTTCATGTATGGCTTGCTTTAGTTTAGTAGCTAATATCTCTGATAACTCCTGAGATTTAAGAGAGGTAAGTAACCCATTCCGTATTTCCCTAATATCCTGGTCATTTTCAGTGATGGGTTTTGCTTCTACCAATTCTTGTATACCTGAGGAATACTTATTAAACTCTTCATACCCTAAATGTTGTAGGTCATTAATGAAGATACTAAATTCATCATAGGTAAGTCTAGTATCAAAACCTACTCCATGATATAGTTGTAACTAAAGGGACAAAGATTCTCCTCAGTGTATTGAAATCTTTTAGATGGTCCAATTTTATTCCTGATTCGAGAGGTATTTTATATACCTTTTCACCCTTCAGTACTACTAACAGAACCATTAGTCTTGGTGGTAATCTTTTCTCGTTCATAAGCAAGTTTTTGTATTATGAGTTGTACATAGGTATTTCTCTCTTTATAGATAAACATTACCGATAGAAGTATCTCATGTTTCGGTAATATCATCTGTATGAAATTGCCTGGAGCAATTACAGTAGCTACTACTGGAGAATCCTCCTGAGAGAAATTCTCTAATATCATTTCTGCCCTCTTAATGGGTTCTGGTTTTGTTGGGTCCAAAGTTAGGACTGGAGCAGTTATACATTCCTTGATGCCCTGTGTTAAGGCATTATATAACCATTCATCTTTTATATCCTCTACTTGGAGGTTTTTCATTGTAATCATATCCTAAACCTATTTAGTATGATATTATTATTATCAATTTCGAATAACCATAATTCATGGTCCCGATAAGAATTTGTTATCTTACTAAATTTGGATATCTGAAAGATAACATGAGTTGTAGTTCTTGAAAGCATGCTTGCATGACAAGTAACATTGTCCGAAGATAGTTTGTTCTTGAAAGCTTTTAGCAAGTCTTCATCACTTTTGTTAGCATTGTCTTCCAGAGTTTTGATAAACTCTATTTCGACATTCTCTGTCATACTTACCTTTCGGAAAGTGAATTTCTCTTTATTTTCCATGTTCTTCATTGTTTTTACCGATAGTCTCTTCTATAATTTCTTCCAGAGTCCTTTCGATGATGTTTTTAACTATGGTTTGATTCTCTACTTTAGCATAATTATGGATTAGGTCCAGCTGACTGCTTATATAAGCATCTAACATTGAGGAGTTATCGAATAGTTCCCATTCTTTTAGGAAGTTGAGCCTAATCAGATTGGTAAACATATTCTCATCATAGGAAATTTCAATATAAGCACCTACCCTATTGAAGATATGTATTAGATGTTCCTCAATGTACTTTGGTAATTCAAAGCAAGATGGTATTTTAGAATAAGTAATCCTATCTGGTATCAGGTATTCGAATGTAAAACGTTTAGAGAATGTTATACCCGGGAAACGTTTACCGAATATCAAGGGTACCTTATACTGTAATAACTGAGGAGTAGTATCATATATTACGTAATGTTTAAGATACTCATTGTACATATCGAAGTATAGACGTTCGTCAAATTTACCAGATTCTATCATGCAAAGTTCGAGAATTCGATAAATCCGTTTTACTTGCCCTTTGAATACCAGGTTACCCTTATCAAGGTATATGAGGTTCTGGGAGCATTTCTTTCGTTTAAATAGGTTCATGTGCTTAGAATGTAAAATTTATGTATATTTCTCTGTTTCCCTTAAGGAATTTCTCGTGATTAGTATCATCGTACTTATAGCAAGAATAAGTCTTAGATGCTTTGTCATATTCGCCTCTTACCCATACCGGAGCAGTTTCTGTTGGTCTGAGTTTAAAGTAAGTCCCTTGATTAACCTTGTTAACTTGGGTTTTCTTGTATTCTAAATTGATATCCATATTAATATACGATTAAACCTGGGAACCCAAGTTGATTTGTTTCTAAGTTTATGGGTGTTTTGTATACCTTAACACTGCCATAGTAATTCCTAAGGTCATCATAGGAATGATGTTCATAGATGTCTGAATAAAGATCATCCTCTCCCTCCTGGTATAAGTCGATTAAACGTTTCTCTGCTTGTTCATCGGATGTTTCCATTACTTGGAATAGGAAGTCTCCGGTAATAAGCGTGTAGATGTAACAATCTGTTTTCATATTTTTGTCTATTTTAAAATTGATATGCAAATATATAAATTTTCAATTTAATATGCAATGAACCTATTTAACTACTAGAGCCTCTTACTACGTAAGAATTGAGATGCAAAGGAGCCATTATCTTCTTCCTCTGGTACTTCTTCATACTGATATAATTCTGGGTCTTCTTCGTCTGGGTCTATACGCATTTCGATTTCTCTACGTAGTTCATGATGTTCTTTAGAGAATGAAGACATAGCTCCCTTATAATCATCAGTAATTTGCATTAACTCTGCTTTATTAAGGTTAAGACCCTCTTTACTTGTATCTACTCCTTCTTGTTTAGTAGCAACTACTTCAGGTAGAGACTTAATGTCATACCTATCCTCCAATAGTTTAGCCTCTTCTGGTTTATCTAATACCCTTTGTGATTCCAATACGATTTGACGTGCCTCTTCAACAGTGATTGCATTTTGCTGTGTTACGTTGTTCTGTTGATTAAATTGGGCAAAGATATTTGTAGTACTTCCTCCAGTAAGATTACGTACTATTGATTGCAGAGATGTAGAGGATTCAAGCTTTAATTTAAGGGCCTTTCCCAGCTCGGCAGATATAAACGGTACGTATTTCCCTCCCTGAGATTCTCTTAGGATATTAACCTGATGGGCTATTTCCATACGGTCTTCTAATGCCCATGCTAGTTGTTCTCCCATTAACGCTTGAAGTAAATCTTCTGCTTTTTCTTTATCCCATATTCTAGAGCTTAATAGCCTATCCCTCATAAATACCCGTATGTAGTTAATATCTATACCCATACGGTATGAGAATGTATTGATATCATAAGTGATACCACATAATACTCCATTACCCATCAGCCATTGATTAATAATGTAGTTGTGTATCTTTATCAGAAGTTCATCATTTGGGTTCTTCTGATATTCTAATGCCATTGCAGTAGTCCCCATAGGTCTTGGGAACCTTACGATTTTATTTCTTTTTTCTAACATACAAATGAGATTTTCTTATGTCCGAACTTTCATCATATCCCATATACTCTAAATCGTACCTTATATACAGATTCAAAGATAGGTTGTAGAAATATCCTAAGTATCTACTCCTTACTACTGATAAATTAAAAGCTTCACCAGAGATTAGGTCCCTGGTGAATACTAAATTACCTTTCCCAGTAATAGGGATATTAAGGCAAAGTTTATAATCTCCTATCTTAAATTTATTCCCATGCAGGTCTGTGATTTCCCTTGCCATAGTTTGCCTTTTTATGGTTCGTAGGTTTTTTGTCTTGTTTACTACGGTTATTGGTTATCCCCTTTTGCTCTTCGATTAATTTCTGAACCTTTGGGAATAACCTTTGCCTTAAAGGAACTACCTGAGTAGCGAAAAAGGCATTCCATAATTTCTGAGTTAATGGTTCTCCTATTTTAAGTTCTGAGATTGCCCAGAATTTAGTTTCGAAATTCTTAACTATTTCCCTAAATCGGTAGTAGTATATATTGCCAGTCTTTTTATCTATCCCAATTGTAGTGGTTTGGCAATAATTTAGAAATTCTTTACCTAATTCGGATATAAACTCTTCCCTTTTAAAATCATAATTCTCTTGGTCGAGCTTAAATAATTTTACATAATCGATTGCTTCCATATAGATTTAGTTTGTGATTATTAAACGAGGTATACTTTCATCTGTAATCTGAAATAAGTACCCTCTTACATCATCCTCATAATAAGAGGACCAATATGTTCTTCTAACTCGGAAATTATCAAGGATTGCCCCTTTGGGTACTCCGGTAACAAATAAGCAATGCTTAGGCATCATTGGAGTAATCTCAAATTTTCCATCCTTGAAATTACCATAGGTACCATAGTCGGGCATATTACCAGTAAACCCCGTATTCTGTAATATGTCTTGAACCAGAGTAGTTTGGGGTATTTCCTTTTGGTTACATTCTATGGTTAACTTCGATTTGCCTATATATAGGTCTTTAACTATTTCTCTAAACATTTGTATACGATTATATGGGTAATACCATTTTTCTTGAAGTAAAGGTTATTCTGTGAACGTTCCTCTAACTTCTTTAATTCTCTTCGAGATTCAGTACAAATTCTATCAGATTTCCTTAATATATCTGATACATTATCCCAGATGGGTGCCATTGGTTCTACTGGCCCTGCATAGATAACCTTATGTTTAGTTTCTATTTGGGGATATTTAGATTTATACTGATATTTGCCTTTGCAGTAAAGTACGTTATACTTTTCTGGTTCGTTTCTTTTTTCGTTTTCCATTTTTGTTAGGATTAATGTAATCGGATATTTCATCAAGTTGCCCTAAAAGCAATGCCTGAATGAAAAGGTTTATAGGCCTGAAAAAGAAATTCCTTACGTTATCGGTATTTATATACCAATCGTAAACGATAAAGAACTTCTTAATCTTGGGGTGCTTAAGTGAATGTTGGATTAGATAGGACTTACAACATCGTTTATGTAATTCTACCAATTCTTTGTCCTGCTTAAGCATCTCTTTATCAGAGAAGATAGTATAATCCATTTTGTATGAATTAAGATGCCCAGGTAATTATCCCGGGCACCTGGTTAATAAAGGTTTATGCAACTTGTTCTGGTTTGAGGACTTTCTTTCTAAAGTCCTCGTATGCTTTAGCAGCAGCCTTGAATTCCTTGGAGTTCTGGTCCTTGATACGAGCCATTGCAAGTTCCAATCGATGGAGTTCGTTTCGAGTTTGTTGTCTCCATTTCTTCCGAGCAAGAGTATCAACTACATCGGCAGGGTATACGTATTTAACTTCCCGATTAGAAATTACCTGTTCTATGATGGATGGTTTTTGTTGTTCCTTAACTTCCTTGACAACCTGTTCCTTTTTGGAAGTTTGGGTTTTGGGAGAGAGTTCTACCAATTTGGCATTGGCAAAATTAGTGGCAGCTTCTTGAGCATCTTGTACCAATTCCTTTTTAGTCTTTTTGGCCTTAGGAGCAGAAGCCTTAGCAGTCTTAGAATTTTTAATTCCTTCAAGTTGTTCGGCAACCTTAGTTGCAACCAGGTTAGTAACCTTTGTTTCATTCTTTTTCATAACGTCTATATTTAAAATGTTAGTAAAATGATTAATTTCTTTTTCTGATACAAATATAAGAACTTTATTTTAAATAGAAAAATTTTATTTGAATTATTTTCTATTTGCTCGGGTTAATCGGCTAGGAAGTCGAAGATTTCTGGAGGATAGTTAATTTCATCCTCTGGATCATTTATGTAATCTTCATAATCCTCGTTATATTTATCGTAAATGTTATCTTGTGATGTATTGGGTACCCTTGTACATCTTTCAGGATATTTCTTTACGAAGTCATAGGCTTCTTGAGTAGTCATTACCTTGTCTGAGGTAAATTCGTAGGTTACATAAGAATAAGTTTCACCCAATCTAGAAACTTCATATTGCTGGTATCCAGATTTCTCAATCTTATAGATTTGATTTTCTGGAATCGTTTCTATTTCTACCCTATATTTATACCATTGCTTCTTCTCTTCTTTTGGTTTAATGCCCATGCTATCTTGAAGAGAGATTAACTTGGTTATTGGACTTTCAAAACGAGAAGGAGCAGTGCTCACTTCTACTGGATGAGTTTTATTCTCACCAATAAAGTAAATCACTGCCCCCAAGGTTACCAGGCCCAATATGAATTTAGTTTCTGAGTTCATAACCTGTAGTTTCGAATTTATTTTTAATGTTCTTTGCAAGGTATTTACCTTTTGATTCTGCTTGATGTAAACCGTTGCAGATTTCATAAGGTACATCATCATAGCGATAAACTCGATTACCTTTAAAAGCAACCCAAAGTTGTTTTTTCTTTGAGTCATAACCAAAGCCCTCAATGTTAGAGGATTCGCAAGGGATCATTTCGATTCCGGTGTTCATTTCTACTGATTCTAAGTATTCGTTCTTTTCCATGTCTATATTAAAATTTTAAAAGTGTTAGTTCTGGGTGGAATTTGAGATTTGCCCTTTGGAAGATTGCCCAGGTACCAAGTACTCCCTGAGAATTAGTATGTACCCATTCATCTTCCATTCTGAATAATATGTGAGAGCATACCAGCATTTGGTATTCACTTAGCATATTTATCAGTTGAGGAGTATTCTCAATTTCTACGTATAATTCAATGTGCTCATCTAGTGCTCGAATTATTTCATCATCCTCAATCTGAAGGAGTTTTTTGATTAAGTCTTGGGCAATATCATTCCCATTTTTAACGTCCTCTTTGATTGAGTTGAGTGATTCAATCTGAATACCAGCAATGAGCTTTACGATGTCTTTTGTTTCCTTGTCCATAATTAAATTTTCTTTATGCAAATATACTAAAATTATTTTATATAAAATACTCTTTTAATAAATACGGAGGTAAGTGTTAGCGGTTCTTGATTTCCTCTATCTTTTCCTTGATTGAGTCGGGGAAGATAGCATCATCTACCCATCGCATAAAGAATTTAGAAGGCTTCTTTTCTGGATTGAGAAGTAATTGTCTTTGCTCTGTAGAGAACTTAATACGTTCATCTTCCCTCATATACTTGGGAAGTTTAGTGAATTCTGCCTGAGAGAAGGAGATTACGTTTTTACCAACTTGGGCCCTTAATGGTTTCTTCCTTTCCTTATAGAGATATGGGATAATCTTTTTCGAGGGTCCCCCAAGAATGCTAAAACCAAAGATTACCATTGGGTCAAATTTATCTGCTTTTGGGTCCTTAGCTCGTTTGATACATCTTGCCATCCAAGAGAATGAATTTGGATATTGCTTATTGTCGGTTACTTCTCCCACATCCTTTTTATTGAACTCAAATCCAGGAAAGTGAAATAGAAAGTCCTCAGTAAGGATAAATACAAATCCCAATCCCCTAAGATATTTAATGATATCTTGTTGGCTTTTACCCTCTTCAATCATTTTCTCTACATCTGCAAGAATGTCCTCCCTTGGTGATTCCAATTCCTTAGTTGTAGACCCTGCAGGTCTTCCTCTGCCAACATTAGGTGCCTTAGCAGGCAATGTACCAGATAACCTATCTAAGTATTCTTTGAAGTTATCAATATCTTGTTTATTAGTAAGAGTTACTTCTACTCTTATGGGACCGTTATGCTGTACCTTTGGACCTGAATTCATCTCGGTATAGGCATCTACCAACCTATCGGATAATGGGGTACCATTCTCTGATAGTGTAGTGATTCTAAGTTTTGGTTTATATACTTCTTGTTCCATTTTCGACTTAATTAGAAAATAAAAGGCCTGAACAATTTTTATATTGCCAGGCCTTCTACCATTATTAACGAATACTCAAAAATATGATAAGTAAAAGTAAAAAGTGCTCTTATTAATCTTCTTCTTTAGCGGCCTTCTTTTTTTTCTTGTCTTTGGCCTTCTTATCTTTCTTATCGGAAACCGGTTTTTCTTTTACCTTTTCTTCCTTCTTTTTCTTAGTTTCCTTTTCCTCCTTGGGAGCCTTACCTGAAGCAAGTTTTCTTTGCTCCATACGATATTTTTTCTTCTCAGCCGAAGTCATTTCTCTGCCATCGATGAGAGGATAATCGTATTTGGTAGCTGTTCTACCGCCATTTCCTTTCTTTTCCTTTTTCTCTTTGGCAGCCTTCTTCTCAGCTTTTTCCTTCTTCTCTTTTTCCTGGAGTTTTACCAATTTCTTGTTGTTCTCTTGGTCAGCTTCAGGATAGGCAGCAGCAACTTTGTCTCTTTCCTTATTGAGCTTGTTTACAAGTTCGGTAACCTTTTTACCATGTTTCTTGTCTTTGGTCCAATCCTTAGTAGGGTCCAACTTGTTCTCTTTAAGGTAAGCATCCAAAGCTTCCTTAGCCTTTGTGAGTTCCGGAGTCTTGGATTCCGGTTTACTCTTCTTTTCTGTTTTCTTAGCCATTTTCATTTATATTAGGTGAATAATTGAATTTCCTATTTACATAATACCATAGTTATACCTTCCTAATTTTGGTTGGGATTTCTTTAATTTCTAGGATTTCTAAACTGCATTGTTTTAAAACGGCCTCGAGTTGAAGTATATCTTCTACCTCTTTCTGAGATAAGTCAGTAAAAGTTTGTTCAAAAGTTTCTTTTTGTTCTCCTCTTATAAAATTAAATTGGGCAACGATATAAGTCCCATGAAGTTTTTTATTCAGGGCTCCTTTAAGAGATATGAGTTTTCTTTTCAGATAATTACTCTTCAACCTATGTGATTGGTATTCGCCTTTCTTACCCTTACTAAGAGCTACCTTTTTAAGGTACGAAACATAATCTAATTCTCTGAGAGTTTGATTAATGTTTCCCACTAATAATCTTAAGTCTTTTTCCATTTGGGTCTTTGCATTACTTGGTTAGATACTTCCTGAGTTTCTTCTGATAGCATTTCTCTTGCCTCATTTATTATATTGATGGCAAGTTCCCTTTCATCTGGTCCCAGGTTTAATTCTTTATCTTCTAGTACATCAGTATAAGTATTTATTAGATTATCCAATGCAAGTATTCGAATATTCTTTCGAATTGCTAATTTCTCTTCTTCCATGGGTATAAAAAATTAAAGCCCACTACCTTCGCAGGCAATGAGCTTTTGGCTGAACAACGTCCTAAGTGTAGATGTTATTCATATGAACTTAAACTCTAAATTTATATAGCAGACATATGGGATAGTAGTTAGTAAGTTAGAGTTTAATCTTCTGATTCTTCCTCTTCTTCTTCCTTAGCCTTTTTGTTTTTCGGAGAACAAATAACGCCATGTCCTTTCTTAGACTTAACGGTAAGAGTTCCCGGAACGAATGAAACTGAAGTTGATACCGGTTTGCCATCCGTAACCAATACAGAAGTAACCACTACACCCTGATAGCCTTCCTTGTTCTTAACGGCATAACCAAAGTTCATTACCTTGGATTTGTCGTTAATGGCAATAACGTCGATTTGCTTGCTGTTAGGGCGTTGTTCAGCCGGCCGATTCTTGAGTGCCTCTTGACGAGCTTTACGTTTAGCTTCTTTTTCGGGGTCTTTTTCCTTATCCCCTTTCTTCTTGGAGTCTGATTTCTTTGTTGCCATAATTTTTAATGTTTTATAAGTTAATGGTTATTATAAGTAAACTTCTACGTTTATTAATAGTTGATAGTAAAGGTAGGGAAATTTCCCTACCTTCTTTTAAATCTTGAATACAGTTACCAGATTACTTTTTCCCTTTCTTGCCTTTACCTTTGGTTTCTTTCTTTGCTGGCAATTTGAGACCGAGTTCTTTGGCAATTGCTTTACGGAGTTTTTCGACTTCGTCTTCATCGTAATCGTCTGGGTCAGTTTCAAGGTCTTTGTCGTCGCAGACATCCTCAAGTTCTTCGAAGTCCATTTCGGCAAGTTCTTCACCGGTCAGTTCTTCCTCTTCCTCTTCCTCTTCCTCTTCGGAATCATCATCATCATCATCATCCGATTCCTCTTCTTCTTCGGAATCATCATCATCATCATCGTCTGATTCTTCCTCTTCCTCTTCCTCTTCTTCTTCCTCGTCATCGGATTCAGAACCAAAAAGGTCTTCGGCTTCTTCGGCAGAAAGCATGATAGGAGCAGGGATAATCTTTACTGAGCCGTCTTCGTACTTAATGATGATTGCACCATTGATTTCTGTTCTGGAAACTTCTTTCAGTTCCACTTCTTTTTTCTTCTTAGCCATTTTCGTAATGTTTAAGTTGGTTAATAATTTATTTATATCACTCTGTTATAAGTTTCTTTACCAGTATGGATTTCTGAGTATACCCAGATTTTACTAATTCCTCCTGAGCAATATTGAATTGTTTTATCTCATCTAGAGTTGTCTTTAATTCTACTTGAGATTCAATTGTTATTGCCTGAGAGGCAAGTTCCTTGTCACCTTGATAAGTGACTATCTTAAACTTCTTACCTGCAAATGGGTTTGCTGGTTGATGTGCTGTGATTTTAAAACCTTCGTTATTATTCATTGCTATATTTAATTTTAGTTATCCCAGGAATACCCACCTTCCCAAATACTTCGGTATAGGATTTGTATTTCCCTTTTATCATTGTTTTATAGTTATCGGATAATCGAATTGGGTAGACCCATATTTGATTTTCTATCATCCTATTTGTCATTATATAAGCATAAGACCTTCTAAGTTTAATACTCTCTAATGAAACAAACCCTTGAAATAATAGAGACTTCTTAATAAACCTTTCTTTAGGCAAATACCCTAAAAATTTAAGTGATGCCTCATCGAATATTTCAAGCATATCCCTTTGTGCTTTGATAAATAGTACCTTTTGTATTGGGATGTTCATCTTCTTTCTTAAATATAAAGCCAATGAACTTACCAATGGAGGGTACTGCAGGAATAACAGATTGAATTTATGTTTCTCCTCTTGACTCAGCCTGTTGTAAATCCTGTAGGATAGCAAGATTGATTTGTAATCTCTTTTGCCTTGTATACTTGGGAGATATGCCTTGCCGTTGTCCATAGAGTTTGATTGAGTACCTTTCATTGAATTCCTTTTTTCCTTTAGACTTAAAGACTCGGTGCATTTGTACCATAAATCTTCTTCGTCGGTGTTTATCCATGTGATATTCATCGGGCATTATGAACTTCCTTGCTTTTACGAATTTACCCTTAAACCAGAATTTAGTACTACCCTTTTTAAGAAGTTTACCATTCATATCGGATAATTCTCTAATGCCTTGTTTTATAAGTTTCCTCCCAGATATTATATGGATATATTGAAGAACATCTACACCATAAAGATAAACTAAGGTAACCTTTACTTGGTGTCTAGTAAAGTATGGTATACCGGTTAGATGTTTCCTATATAATTTCTTTTCAGTAACAATCTTATTGGTAGTATCTGGTCTCCAAGTCCATATATAATATCTATCTGGTCGTATGGGTCCGTTGTTACTTTCCTTTAGTTTTACCATTTATATTCCTCTTTGCCATTCTATACCAAAGATTGATGGATTTCTCATTTGCTTCGGGGAATTTCTTTTTCATTCTCCGAATAACTCTATCAAGTTCAAAACCTTTTGCAGTTAATTCGAATACATAAGATTTCTTTGTACCCTTGATAAGATTAAATTCATCCCTCTCTCTTGGTGGTTTCTTTTCTCGAGGTTTCTTTATCCCAGGAACTCGTTTGGTTCTTCTTTGCCCATTTTCCCCTTCTTCTCCGAGAAACCCAAGCCTTAATCGAGAATTTCTTAATGGGTCATCTTTCGAATACCCAATATTTTCTAATTGCTTATCCATCCAATCGTCATATTTATCAATTAACGATTTATCGGGCTTTTCTTCTGATACATTGATATAATGTAATAAGTCAAATACCCCAGCAGAACAAGCATCAGGGAAAGGCATCCCTAATATGATAGCCTTTCTCTTTAAATCCTTATAAGTCATGTTTCTCCCAGAAGCACCAAGGAAATTTGATTTCTCCTTGGATGGGGCTTTCATGTCTTTTCTACTCTTTTTTGCCATATCATTAATATTTTAAAGTATTCATTTATTTTCTTTGCAAATATAAGAATAAATAATTTAATCTTATCTTATTTCTCTATTTATTTTTATAAAAATCCGAGGTTTTTGCTCGGTTCGCAGCAGTGGATTTAGGTTTTTTATGCTTTCTCTTGATATGTGTGTTATAAGCCATATCCAATTTCTTAATATTGAATTCTATGTTGTTCACTTGATTATAGTTTACTGCTTTTTCCACACAGCAACGGTACTCTGGCCAGAATTTTTGTCCAAGCTTAACAGATTCGGTTTTAATCATGAACTTAGATACCATAAAACCAAAGGTATCAGCATCATCTTTAGTTTTGAATACATACATGTAAAATCTACTGAATTCATTTACTACTTCATCCAAAGGTCTTACTGGTAACAATAGATAACCATCAGTATATAGGTCCTCAGATATTAAAGCTACCCAATACTTTTTCTTTCCTGGTTTTACTTTATACCTAAACCTTTCCTTGAGTTTAGTGTGCATCCAATCTGGTACCCTATTAAGTAGGTATTTGATATATATCTTATCCTTCTTATTCGACCGCCTTTTAAATGCAGATGGCTGTTGTAGCATTCTTGGTAGTATTCTAAAATTATTCCATCTATCAAATTCAAGAATTAATCTTAGAGTGTCCTTATCCCATTCATCTTCTGATTCCTTCAACCTTTTCATATTCCTCTCGATGTTCTTAGTATTTACCTTCGGGAGTAATTGAGCAGAGTCTCCAGTATATAGACTTGCCTCTTTTCTTTTTAGTCGTTTCTCTAAACATCCTTCCATGTAATCTTGAAAGTTTCTTTCACAAGGACAGTCTGGTCGAAAGATAGAAGTGTGTTTCTCAAAAAAATCCGAGAATAGCCTAAAGAATTTCTCAGACCTTTCTCGGATTTCAAGATACTTGTAATGAGACAACTTTAAAATTTCACCAGCTTCCCATGAAGACTTACTCTCTGATAGTTGAAGGAATAAAGATTGTTGTTCTTTATCAATTAAACAACTCCATGCTTTCTTTTGAGCTTCATTCATAACACTATCGTCTAAAGTTAATTAAATTATCTATCGCTTCACTGGTAATCTGATTTGGGTCAAAATCTCCCTGATTAGCATAAAGCTTATCAGGGTCGTGGTTATAGTAAACACTGTAGATTACATTATCAAATGGTAACCATACCTCCATTCTTCCCATCTCTGGGTAGATAAGTACTTTTACTCTCTTACATAGATGGTCAACCTCTAATACCGTAGCATCTATCCCCTCATAGGGATACCCACGTAATACTAAGTAATCTCCAGGATTTACTTTGACTAAATCTTCAACTGAAAATCTTTTGTTCTCTTTAGAGAGTCTTCTAAATCTCCTTACTTCCTTTCTACTTGCAGTAGCCACCAATGAAAAATCATCGAAGTCTTCACCATTATCGATTCTAGCCTTCTTTTTCCTTTGGTGCATTGTCTCTGTATTTCTCAACCAGGTTCTGATACCAGATATATTTCTTCGTAACTTGTTGAGAAATGGTCTAGAGAATGCAAGTTCAGTAGGCATTTTCATAAAACCGTAGTTGAATAATATTGGTACTTCCTCAAATACCATCTTACCTTTTATAGTTTTCTTCAATACGCTTACTGTAGGGATAATCGCCTTAAGTTGGTCATACCCCTTTTCCTTGAGTTCTTGATTAATCCTATCGGAGTACTTTCTTTCGATATAAAAGATGCAATACGAATATGGGGTACGTTTCTTCATGGCTTAGGAGTTTTTAAGAATTAATTTTGCTTGCTTATGGATTAACTTATAGGGAGTTCTTAATACTTCACTAGCCATAAATACCATAAGAGTATTTCCAGGTACTTGTATATACATTACCCTATCAACGTATTGGGCAATTAAATCTCCCAGCTTGATACCTACAACGAAAAAGAATTCCTCTGCAGGCATTGAGTTATATCTCATACAAAGAATTGGTACCTTATTACCTCTCTTTGCATCCTTAGAAGCTTGTTCCCAGAATTTGAGTATATCACATCCTTTGTTACCAAGTAATATATGTTCAAACTTAATCTCTTTGTAATTTTTACACTCAACAGATATCTTACATCTATGAGCATGTCTTTCATCGGTACAGGTAAGGTCTGAAGTAGAATCCTTATTCGAATGCCAAGCTCCCGAGCCTGCCCGATTCCTTTCAAACTTAAACCCGGTCCACTTAGTGAACCAGGCTCCTATTTTTCTTTCGAATCTTGAACCCTTATTTTTGCTATTCATGGTGTATTGTATTTTATATATCATTATAGTAATTGGTACCTACTAAGGCCGTTGGTTTTTTCCACTTGCAGGATTTTCGTATTACCAAGAGGAAGTGAGTCTAAATGAGTAATCAAGAATAGAGTTTTATCTTTGAATATATGTCTTATCAGGGAAGTTACAACCTCAACATTATCTGAACTCAGAGATTCAAATACCTCATCTAAGAAAGCAAGATTGATACCCTTAGAAGCCGTAAGAGCTTCATTCATTGCAAATGCCATTGCCACATTAACTAATTGTTTTTCACCACCGCTAAGTTCATCATAATCAATGATTTGCCCATCTCTTTCAATAAGAGTAACAAATTCTTTTCTAGCAGTCCCTAAATCAATGTTAAATTCTATCCTAAAACCTAATACCTCTGAATATTTATCCAAGCATTTATTTAAGAACTCAAGTGATGAATCAAATAGATATGCCTTGATTCCATTATTTCCCAATGGGTCGTTAATTAACCAATTGTAATTCTCTAACTCAGCTTCTTTGTTATGAAAGTCTTCATCAACTTTCCGTAGATTTTTCCTAATCTCCCTAAGCTTTTGTTTATACTTGGGAGACATGACTTTAAGTTTCTCTGCTTTGAGTTTAGATAAATCCTCATCAACAGTAGCAATGTCAGAAGCAATATCATCACATTCAGATTTTAGTTTTCTGTACTTATCATTAACACTACTTAATTCCTCTAACCTCTCTAAAGCCTCTTGATACTCTTTATCATATTTGTCAAGGTCAGAGAATGCCTTATATATTGATTTAGCATCTCGTAATGCACGTTTGTAGTGTCCAGCTTCTAACTGTATTACTAATTCTTTAATGACCTTCTTTAAAGGTACATTAGATAAACTCTTAGCATCTTTTATCTTACCTCTCAAATCCAGAATTATCTTATTCTGTTTCTTAATTTTTATCTGAATAGAAGCATCTACTTCATCCTTAATCTGTTTCTGTTTCTGTATAAGTAACGAAGTTAGCTTTTCCCTATCTTGCTTTAGTTCTCTTCGTTCTTCTTTTATACGTTTCTTAAAAGACTTTTCTCTATCACGTAAATCAAAGTAAGCCTCTTTGTTAACCTCTAACTCCCTTTTAAGGATTTGAGATTGATGCTCTACCTCGTTTATCTGGGCAATTACATTATTCTTATCCTGCAATGCAATGCCTTTGGCAAGGTTTAAGAATTCTAAGTCGAATACTTCTTCGAATATCTTTTTCTTATCCGAGTTGGATTCTTGTATAAGTCGTTTAATGCCTTGCCCGAACATAATTGAATTCATAAACAGAGTATAGGATAAACCTATTTCTCTATTTATTACGTCCTGTATTTTACCTTTACCCTTTACATCGATAGTATCACCATCCTTGATAATGATAAGTCTATCTTTCCCTTTAGAACCATCATCAAGTAAACCCTCATACTTCTGACAACGTATTACTTTATACGTATGAGAATCTTTTTGAAAATATACCTGAACTTTGGTACCCTGATATTCTTTGGGTCTTATCTGTTTCCAGGTATTTACCTCAGATACCCCTTTTAGATTTTTCCCATAAATTGCCCATACCAATGCTGAGAGGATAGTAGATTTACCTTTCCCATTAGGTGCCTTGATTAGTATGGTGCAAGTTGGGTTTAATTGTAAGTGTAGGGATTCTATTGAACAAAAACCCTCTACATCCATATTTAGGAATGTTAACATGATTCAGCCTTTTTAAGTGTTTCGATTAATAGATTAGTTTTTACCTCATCTTTAATACCTTTCTCTTTTAGGTATCTCTTTGCTAGAGTTTTCTTAGAAAGTTGCTTAGTAATCTTATGTTTGTTATTAACCGGAGTACTAGCTTTTTGAGGAATTATGGTATAATAATTGCCATCATCCTTAATATCTTCCTCCGATTCTACATCAATGAATTTCGGGAATTCCCTTAAAGGGATGAACTTCATTGATAGGTCCTCATATATTTTCCAATAGCCCAATTCGCAATCTCTATCGGTTCTTCTTTGATGATTAGGAGCTCCAATCATATAGACCTTTTTCGAAAGTCTTTGAGGTTTATGAATATGTCCACATAATACTAAATCGAACTTATTGAGAAGGTTAACATTAAGATTCTCTACAGAATCTATTTCCCTACCATCGGTGTCCTTTGCTCCTGGATAATCCGTGTGTAGTAAAAGTATATTCTTAAGACTCTTATCTAATTCAATATTCTTTAAATATTCACTTAGACCGACATTATTATCAATATAAGGTACACCATATACTTTTATATCCTTATGATTAGAAGATAAGATAGCAGACCCATAATCTAATATATAAATCCCATACCTTTCTACTCTATAAAGCCAGCTATAGGGAGGTGTACCAGCTTTACTTACCTTCTTGATGTCATGATTCCCTGAAATAGCGTATACCCATAGAGGGTCATAATCATTGTACTTATTAAATTCTTTATAGCATATCTCATCAAGTTCTTGGTCCATATTCTCGGGCTTATGAAATAAGTCCCCACAGAATAAAGCTGGGCAATTATACTTCCTACATTGTTTTTGTATAATCGACAAAACCCTGAAACTATTCAGGGTCCTGTGATTGTTCTCATTAAACTTAGCCCATAGATTTATATGTAAATCTGAAAAGGCTATTGCTATTACTTCTTTCCCCATATCCTATCTAAATGGTAATTGATTTGTTCCGTTCTCATACCTAAATCGAGCTCAGATATACAAATAGTGGGTATTTCCCAATTTGCAAGCAATTCCCCCATAAGAGATGATATCTGAACTTGGAAGAATCTGTTAAGTATTCTCTTACCATTATCTTCCATTGACCAATGCTTATAAGTATCTAGATTTAATGGTAAGAAGATTGCTACATCACATTGATCTTCCATTAAAGTCTTACATTGACAGAAAAAATGTTCCATTTCACATTCTGGTAAAGTTCTTGATTGCTTATACCAAAAATAAGCAGCCAAATCTGCATAACTCCTATCAGTTACGAAGTATTCTCTATCCTTGAATAACCTATTCCTTTTGTTCAGAAGTTGAAAATCTGCTTTATACATTGCCTCCGAACCGAGGGATAATATTTCATTATGTGATACCCCTTCAGTAGCAGGTAATAAATCTGACATACTACCAGAAATAAAAGGTAGATCTTCTCTCTTAGCTACATACTTAGCTAAAGTAGTTTTCCCTATACCAGAGGGACCCACAAACATAATTCTCTTACTCATGATGTAATGCTTTAAATGGTTTTATAAATTCATTTGTCAAAAATGATGCTAAAGAGTATTCGATACAAAGCTCTTTGAATTTCTCATACTTAAACTTCTTCTTTGACTTAATTGGTAACTTATCCAATGGATTATGTCTTACAAACCAGAAAAGGTCGATTAACTGTTCATTCCTTTTCCATATTTGAAGATATTCTTTGTTCTTACTCTGGGCAATAAACTTCTCAATTCTACCCTCATCAAGGATTTTCCTTGCTTTTACTGGGCCTATACCCGGGAACCCTGGTATATCATCGGAAGTATCTCCAACCATTGCAAGGTACTCTACCGTTTCATGAGAATGATAACCGAATAATTCTTTGCAGTTATCCATTCTTATCATCTCATCTTTTCTCGGATTGTATATCCTCAGGTTATTTGATAGCAACTGGTTAAAGTCTTTATCCGATGATATAAGTATCATTTTCTCGGATTGGAATTTTTTAATTGCAAGGTATGCTAAGAAGTCATCTCCTTCATATACTGTAGATTTCTTTTTATCGAAGATATAATTAATTCTTAGCATACCCAGCATTTTCATTATAATTGCCTTTTGCTTTTGCAATGATTCGTAATCTACAGATATATTTTTTCTATGTCCCTTGTAATTGGGCAATAACTCCATCCTTACTGGTGAATGACCATTATCAAATGAAACATAAATCTCATCCGGTTCGAACCTTGTAAGATACATATGTAGAGATTTGAAAAATCCGAATATTGCCCCACTCGGTTTGCCATCGGTAGATTTAAGTTTTTCGAACTTATGAAAAGACTGATGGAGAATATTCTCTCCATCAATCAGTAATATTGTTTTCTTGCTCATCGTCCAAAATCTAATTCATAAAGTGAAACTTCTTGAATCTTTTCCTCTCCAAGATATACATCTAAATAATTCTCTGGTGGGCTATAAGCATCTAGATACCTAACCCTAGATTCCATTCTCAAATTTTTCTTAAGGTACTCTTTAATTACTTTCTCTATACCTTCTACCTCTTTCTTATTCATCGTCTTCCTCCTCCTCTTCTGAATCTGAATAGTTTTCATATTCTATACCATCGACTGGGAATAGATTTGTTTCTATTTTCTCCAGTTGCTTTTTAGTAGTACCTATGGTATTTACTCCGGCTTTCCGTAAAAGTTTTCTACGAAGTTCATCGTCTTCTTCCAAAAGCTTTTGGAATTTCTCTTCCCCTCTTGCAAGAGTTTTACCTTTCAATTTATACCCACCAGTAGTTTTTTCGATTACATCGGTATCTACCAATACATCCTCTAAAGCATAGCATCTGTCAAACCCGACTTCGTGGAATTTAGGATTGAAATATACAGGGCATTTGCTGATTGTAGGTCGAGGAGGAGCAACTTTATTTTTAATAAGTCTGATAGTGACAAGTTTCCCAGCTTTCCTTTCTTTCCCATTTTGTTTAATGGTAACAGACCTTCCTGAATAGAAAGCAGCTCTGATTGAAGCGTAGAACTTAAGTGCTGCACCTCCTGTAGTTGTTGTGTTATCTTTTCCAAATCCGACATTCAAAGCAGTTCTTAATTGGTTAATATAAATCTGAGATACTCCCAGTTTGTAGAATAATTCACTTCTGATACGGAAGTATTTATAAAGAGCCTTTGCTCTACCTCCCATCTCTGCCTTACCATCAACCATCTTAGCATCTATATTATCAGTACAGTCAGTAGCTGCAATGGAATCGATTACTAAGAGTATCGGTTCATTGTGAGTTAATTGAGAACGTAAATAAATTGCTAAGTCTGCTACTACGTCTGCAATATATTCAATACGGGTATCATTAACAATAGTTACTCTTGCAGGGTCTACTCCATTGATTTCAGCCCATGAATTCATCCAGGATTGTTCAGCATCTACCCATATCACATGACCTCCAAGTTGTTGAGTAGCATAAGCAAAGTTATAAGCCACTAAAGATTTACCAGAGGATTCCTCTCCAGCAATCTCAACGATTTTACCATAAGGAATACCCTTACCGAATAAGTAGTTCAGAGCAAAGAAAGTAGATGGTATATATAAATCGGTATCAGTAACTTCTGAAGCTAATTTAATCATACTCCCATATTTCTTTGCCATCTCATTTGCTGTTGGTACTTTTAAACCAACCTTAGATTTCTTTGCCATAATGTAATGTCTTTAAACTAAAGAAGGTGATAACAGAACGAATCTAATTACCACCTTCGAATGAAACCATATTACTAACCCTTAAATATCCGATTTGTATTTTCTTTTCTTTTTCTTAGGTTCATCATCTTCCATGTAATGGTCTTTGTGAACTCCCTTTTTCTTTTTCTTCTTTGACTTATCGTCATCATCGTCATCCCCATGGTCTTCATTTAGATACTGTGAAAGTAAATCTTCCAACTCATCATAGGATTTGATTTGAGAACGAACTATTCCCTCAAGGTCAATTGTACCTTGATATTTCTTGTCCAACTTAGTTGGTTTGCAAGCACGAGCAGAATAAGTGGTGTCTAGTTTACTAGACCCTGAACGAATTACCTTGATATCATATCCAGTTTTTGGATCTGTCATATCACCTGCCTCATCTTCATCAAGGTAAAGGTCAATGATATCCTGGTATACTGAGCGAGGAACTAAAACTCCCTTATCTTTGCCTTCGTAATCTACCTTACTACCCTTTTCATCTGAGTAAATGATACCACCGATGACATATCTTCTTCTTGGCACCAAATTCTTGGCAAGTTCCTTGTCATCTTCATCCTTAGAGTTTTTCAATTCTTGATATTTCTCCATGAATGGGCAAGGTTCATCAAAAGTAGCCGGAGATATAACTCCTCCCAAATTGCCACCCAGGTAGAATTGAATAATTTCGATACCCAATTCTTGGTCATCACCGGGAGATTTAATTCTCATTCTCAGTGTTCCTTCTTTTGGATATACTAACCCACTACCATTTCCCTTGGATTCTAGCTGTTTCTTTCTAGCTAGCATCTTTTCTTTTGTAGAAAGTCCTTCTGATGAAACTTTCTTTTTCTTCTTGTCCTTTATCATAATGATTAGTTTTAATTATTCGGTTCTGAGTAAACTACTTCGTTCATACTCAATACGGTAAGAACGTTTTTCTCTAAAAGTTGTTTGAGAGCAGGAGATAGTTTGTCCGTTTCGAATTCAAGTTCTTTACCTGCATACAAACCATAGGTAACTATTCTACCTACAGCAACCAATTCTCGGTAGGTTTTGTATTCTTCAGTAATTTCTCCACTCTTTACTACAACCCCTTTACGAGGAACTCCCTCTTTTACTTGTTCAGGGATAATCAAACCAGATTTAGTTTGGTTTACCTCCTTGGGAGATAAAATAAGTACCCGGTTTTCTGTTGGGCATCCGGGTAATTCTTGATTAAATTTCTCAGCTACAAGAGGTGAGATAAATGTCATTGAATAATTCATATTCTAATACTGTTTTTAAAAGTTAGTAATTGTTTATAGTTCAATGGGTTAACCTTTTCTTAGGTTCGCATTAATAGTTCTTAATATATTTTCGCGTGACTCATAGCACTTACATATAGTTATGAACTTATTTGCTTTTTCTACAGCTTTCAAATACCTCTCATTGATAGAAGAGTATTTCTTGTTAAGGTTTGCCTTATGAGATACGTATTCATTATTCCATCTTTCATTAGCATCCTTATAATATAACCAAGCATTCGAATAAGCTTCTTCTTTTTCCCTTGCTAGAGCATCTCGTTCTTTTATATACTTATCTCTCAAAGAAGCAAGTACATAATAACTAGAAGGAGATTCTCGTAGCTGAGAGTTAATGATATTCTCATTGATAGATAATTCTTTTTGAATATCAATCTCAATAAGTTTACCTTCAAATTTAACCTTTAGTTTTTTCAGTTCCGTCTTCATAAACTTCTAATAGGTTTTTAAAGTCTTCTTTACTAAATTCCCCTTTGCTTATTGCTTTAGTTACTTGAGCAAAAGCCATTTGATAGGAGAGTTTCATACCAGGCAAATTAAGAAGAGATTTATAGATGCTTACCTTATCTACCAAAGCCATTAATCTTAAGTCGCATAAGTTATCAGTACCACCTCTATCGAGTAAGGCTAAAAATGCAGCCCAATAAATATGGGTGGCATCTTCATAAGCAAGTTTACCATCCTCATCTGTAGCCATTACTTTAAAAGCCAATCCCTCTAAAGTAGTAAGATTAGTTTGTACTTGAGATAACTGAGTCTTTAATCGGTTAAGTAACATTTTTTCTTGTCCACTCAACCTTAGATTAACCACATCTAAATACTTAAGTAAATTTTCAATAGAATAACCTAAGCAACCTGCAACCATATAAGTGAGGGCAGTTAACTTACTTGCATTATCAATCTCTTTCTGTGTTGCCATAATTCCATAAATTTATATTATTTATGTAGACATAGTATCTTCTCTTTTCGATTCTGTTGTAATGGTTGATACAGATTCTGAATGCTTCAGATTAGTTTTACAATTGGGGCATTGTACTATCCTAAAATAATCTCCAGATTTTTTATAAACCCCAAAAGTTTCACTGGTATCATATTCAAATTCGCAATCACATACTGGGCATTTAGTCCTCCATACTGTGGGTCCGTTCAAAATCTTTTTCATTTCCTTAGTTTTATGTTATTATACCGTAATATTTTATATAATACTCCAGTTGATATACCGAATTCTTCTAGTATATCTTTTCTTGGTATACCCTCTATATACCTAGAAATTAATAATTCTACATTTACCTTACGTTCTCGTTCTTTACCAACAAAATAGAATCTTTTATCTTCTATACACTGACCCATATTCATCTTAGCTGTACCCCAATATAAATTACCTACCCGATTATCCTCTGGATTGTTATTTTTATGACATACTTGAGGATAATTGTTTGGGTTAGGGATGTAAATAGAAGCAACTAACCTGTGTCTATAAAAGTTCTTCCGTTTACCACCATCTCCTACTAAAGAGTTAGATAAATAACCATTATCTTTCATAGCAGGTTTTACTAATTTCCAACTACCAGTAAATTTCGAGTATAATTTTCCAGTACGGGATATGTAATAATTACTAAACCCGGGTATATTACCCTTTTCTCGATTTTTCATATTCTCGTTGATATTTATGGATTTCCTTTTTATATAGTTCCATAAATACTTCTGGTGAAGCTGCACTAAAATTACCAATTTTACGAGTCTTAAACTTATGGTATTCCTCCATGTACTCTTCTACCGAAAAGTCTGGTTTTAACATTCTAGTATAATCATATCCGGGCATAAATGGTAATTCTTCTGCCATAGACCGGCCTATTGTAAAATCCATTGATAGAGTTACGTCATCTACTTGAAAACCGAAATACTTCTTAGTACTTGGGTTACGTAGGATATTCCAAATGGTATATACAGTCCATGTATTTATATCTTCTGGTTTAGAATACATATATACTGCATCATGTACCGTACAAGCTTCTTTCATCATTGGTAATTTACCTTGTCGCATTAACCAATAAACAAGAATAGCTCCGAAGTTGGTCATATTTGCTGCAGCACCTTGACATGGGAAATTAAGTCCCAAACGAATAGCATAAGCAACTTCTTGTTTGTCGTTTGAGTATATCTGGGGTAATCTTCTCTTAGTACCAAATAACTGGGTATAATACCCATGCTTACGAAGAAATTTCTCTTGCTTCTCTTTGAACTTAAGTATCTTTGGGTGTTTCTCAAAGAACTCCGCCATTTCTTTATGGGCTTCTTCTTTAGTAACTATAATACCAGCTTTTGGGTCGGATAATTTTACTGCAAGTAAAGCTTCTCCAATACCATAAATCAAACCGAATGCAATTTGCTTAGCTTGTTTTCTTCTAGTCTTCCATAATTTATGGTCAGGATGATTTTCATCTTCGTATATTTTAGAGGCTTCCTCAATTGATACTCCATATTTTGCTGCTGCTATACCCAAGTGAGGGTCAGCCCCCTTTGCAAAAGCATCAAGATATGTTTCATCACCCGATAGATGAGCCATCATTCTTAACTCTGCCTGTGAGTAGTCAAATGCCATATATAAATATCCCGGAGGAGCAACTAATTGTTTCTTGATATTGGGGTCTACCGATGTCTTTGGTATCTGCTGCATATTTGGGTCTGCAGAACTAAACCGATTAGAGTCTGTACCATGTATATTATACCTACCGTGTAATCTAGAATCATCTTGTACCTTTTCCCACCATCCATAAATATAGGTCTTATACATTTTCTCTAACCCTCGTAATTCAAGAAGCTTATCAAGGAATATTGCCTTTGGTGAATCTGGCTTTTTAATCGTTAACCTTAGGTTAGTAAGAGTTTCTTCATCAGTACTTGGTTTACCAGATTCATTATCCTTAATCACATCAAAATGAAAGCCATCTTCTGAATACATCAATGCAGGTAAATCAACTGGGCTACCCAAATTAATGGGCCTTATTAATTTTTGTTCCTTTTTAGTTGTGAATATACCTGCTTTGATATTTGAGATTTTCTGTTCCCTTGATGCAATCTTCCGTTTATCTTTTGGGTCATTATAATCTAACTCTTCAAGTTTGTCTTCAATAGACTGAATATATTTATCAATCTTTTCTTGGTTATACTTCTTTTCGAATTTCTTTACTCTTGGCAAAGCGTATATTGCGTCTCTAGCAGCATCTATTTTTGGTTTATATTCTTCCAAAAGCTTTTTATTGAACTCAGTATCTAGATATAAACCCTCCTTTTCTACCGATGTTAGTACTCGTGAATTACACATGAATAAATTACGGAATACCGAATACATACCTAAATCCACCAACTTCTTCTCAAAGAATATCATTAACCTAAGAGTATAATCTGTATCTTGACACCCATAATGGCAAAGTGGGTCTAATTCTTTTTTATCCCAAGGTATTTTATCAAAAGCATCTTGTTTCTCATAATTACCATGCTCAGGCAAATACCTTCTTACCATTGATTTTAGGTCATGGGGTTTTTCCTCATTAAGAACATATTTTGCAAGCATACCATCTAAACAAGTACCCCTATAGAATATTTTATACTTTTGGTTTATCTGGTCATCAAACTTCCAGTTCCATGCAACCTTTACAATGTCATAATTCTCGATTACCTCTTCCCCAAATTTCTTTAGCATCTTTTTCCAATTCCAACCCGGTGAAGTATAATCTTTTGTTTCGAAATGGTCTAAAGGAATGGAAGCACCAAACCCTGGCATCCAGGATACTGAGAGTATAGTTGGCTTAAAACCCTTATTATATATTGGTTCTGCATTTGTTTCGTAGTCACAGCAAGCATAACCTGTAGCTTTACAACAAGCAATAAGTTTCTTAAGCTCTCTCTTGTTTTTTATTATTGTATACCGTGTCTCCATATTTTAAAATAGAAAAAGGGACATACCCACCAGTAGTAGATACATCCCTCATTATTAGTATTTCTCTTGTAAGTCTTCCAGATTAGATGCTAATGATGTCCAATCTTTCTTATAAGCATGAAGAGAATCGATAGTATGATATAGATAACCTGGTTTTACTCCTACCTCTTTAGCTACATATTGCATGAGTCTCCATGCAAGATATACATCATTACCGAAATGTTGTACAAAGTCCGAACTTCTTTGATGATAGCAAATATGTAATACCTTCTCTCCTTTACCATTCTGACGGATAAGGAAATCATAATACATTGAGCAAGGTATACGTTTACTTCCATCAAGGAATCTTAAATCTGTACCATGGAATATAGGGAGTACTGCTTTACGAGTATCATTATCCCTCTTAAGAAGTTCAATAACTGATTGCATTGCTGAATCACAGTTAAAAGAAGTACTACCATAAATGTCTAACGAGTTCCAAATACGCTCTGGGTAGGTGTAATCAAACTTACCATTCACCAAAAACTGTTCCCATAAATCTTTTCTCAATTCCCAAGCTTTACCTGGATTTAAATCATACCAACCAATTCTTTCTTTAAACTCGGCATCTGCCCATTCCTTTGAATGAGAGAATATGAATAACCATACTGGGTCTCCAAGTGAAGTTAAACAATATTGTTGGCAAATGAGTTCTTTTGTAATAAAATCCTCATTACCTTCAATCACTTTATTTTGATAGGTCTTTGGTTTTACAGTTTGACCATAACTGTTGAGTTCTCTGCCCATTTCGGACATTAACTCAAAACTGTTAGAATATATCCTCATATTATATAAATATTTAACTGTATGACATTGTAGAATTAACCCAGGTCATATGCCAGTAGCGAAATACAAAATTATCAAAATCCTCTACCTCTTTCATTAACAAGGGTATATCTGGTTCTGCACCGTTCTTTTTAATCTCTAAAACTTGGTAATAAAATTTGTTTACTAATCCTATCCGCTTCTGATTTAAAAATTCCTTAGCTTCCATTGTTCTTTTGTTTTAAAAGTTTCTTTTTATAGGCTTTACGTTGAGAGTAAGAGATTACATTCTCAGGATATTCTATATCCTCGTATTCAAGAAGTAATTCTTTTGCTTTCATTGATTTATATGTTTCCTCATATAAATCTGGTCGAAGCACTTTAAAACTTCTAAAGAATACCTTGAATGAAGAGAATTCCTTCTCTGTGCCCTTTTGGAATTTTTTCCATATCTCTTTTATCCTCTTATTCCATGAATTCTCCTCTGCTCCTTTAAGTACCTTCTTCAAAGGTTTATGGGTATGATACATTAGAAGTGTCTCCACATTTCCGTACATTTGAGTCGCAAATAGGTTGATTTGTACTGACTGGTCCGGCCCATATACGTACTCTGACATTCGTTGAATTAATAGGAAATCGAATATTAACCTCTTGGTAATCTCCGAAGCCCGAACTACCATTGTAATAACTGGGATGTCTTCCCCGAATCGTTTTGAAAAAGTCGCAGCTATTAGACATTGTTTACCATTATCATGATGATTATTGAACATATAAGTTATATTGTAATTCTGATTGTACTTATTTCTCAGTACTCTCAGTTTACTACGCAACAAGTCAAGCTTATTAAAATCTATGTAGTTATTCAATAAGCTAGTCCACTTAGTTTCTTTATAATTGAAACACCGCCCATAATCAAATTCTGGGTCTACCCATGCTTTTCGTATTTTTATAAATACATTATACACTACTGCTACCCCACTATTAGCCATAGCTCCTTTCCCAAATAGGATTGGGTCTAATCTTAGGAATCCCTCATTGAGTTTTTCCCATGCTTCCTGTGAAGTAGCAAATTCTAACGAATGGAGGGACTCCTCCGTATTAAGTTGAAGCCCCTCTAATTTCTTATTCCAACCCGACACTGCTATACTTATTTATGATTCTACTTATCCTACCTTGACTTTTTAATCCAACTAATCTAGCTAATTGAATCTGAGAATATTTACCTGTGGCATACTTCTCTAATATTAAACTAATCTGTTGTTTAGTGATAGTAGGTTTAAATTGGCCTCTATTCCTACCTTCCATCATCATTTGCTGAGTATTTTCTTTATAAGTACCCCACTTAAGATTCTTATAATGGTTATTGTAAATATTGTTATCTAAGTGCATTACAATTGGTAAGTTATTAGGATTAGGTATATAAACCATAGCTACTAACCTATTCAATCTAAAGTGTTTTCCACTTAAACTAACATATAGATAACCTCTGGTAGGATTTTTAATATATCGTAACTCTTTCCAAGTACCATCTCTTATTCTTTTCCAAACTCTACCTCTTTTAGAAACATAGAAATTTGGATAACCAGTTATATTGTCTTTCTTCATATTAGTAATTTGTTTTTTGTCTCCAGAGGTTAAGTCTTTGTTTCTTAAAGAATAACCTGTAGATTGATTCATCTGAAAATCCTTGTAATCCCAAGAATCCCATATATAGGTAGAAAGCTTTTACCAAAGAATACTGAAAATCTAATTCCTTAGTTATTACCTGGGTTTGTTTCCAAGGTCTACACTTAAGAAGATTCCTTGCAATATTCAATTCATATACTACATTGAATAATAATACCTTCTCTTCTTCGTGAGATGCTTCACTTAAGGTATTAAACCCAGGAGTATAATCTTTTACTGATTCATGGTCTTCATCAATCATATTAAACCGATTAACTAAACCAATACTACCTTCGGTAACCATGGCTATACCCAGTGTAATTACGTCCTTCAATTCCTTTACTTTGAAGTCAGAGTAATCGACTACGTAAGACGTCCCCCAGGAGAAGATATCTTCTGGTAGTATATTTGCAAAGTGGAACAAAGTGAATAGGAATCCCAGAGCATCTCCCTGTTCTTCATTGGCATTCTGCAAATGGTTGAGTACCTGAGTATATTCATCCTCTGTTAACTGGTCAATATTCCATCCCCACTTGTGGCATATCTTTACTACCTCTGAGGTAGATTCATAACCCTCCATTAGTTCTTCGATAACCCGGGCAATAAAATCCTTAAGAACTACCTGATTTTGATGATTATTGATATCAACCGGGTAATCAGGTAGCTTTTCTATTTGCCGGTAGCCGTCTAATTGTTCTAACGAAAGAGAATACATTGCTTGTAAATAAGTACCCACTTCTAAAGGAGGTACTATTTCCTTGATATTACGTATGTCCATTATTTACTTCCTGTTGAATTAAATCCACCTTCACCTCTTGTTCCCCACATTTGAGATTCAGAATAAAATTCTTCTGATTGAATCTCCTCGGGTTCTGTGAGATAGATTGGTACATGAATAAATTGGGTTGCTTTCTCATCTACTCTTAGAGTCTGTATTACTCGACTGAGATTGATTATACCGATATGAATCTCTCCTACATAAGGAGAATCTACAATCTCGGCAGTATACAGAAGACCTCTTTTAGAAGCAAGCCCAGACTTATTAGCTGCCATGAGCATTGACTCTTGAGGTTCAATAAGAGGTTTAATACCTGATGGAATAAGGATTCTCCCTCCCGGATAAATCTGAATATCAGTTACGAAGTTTGTAGTTGTATTTACTCCCAACACAAAATCTGGAGTAAAATGATTTGGAGATTGGTTTGCCTCGATTTGAATCAATTGTTGAGGGTCCAAGTTTCTTGGGATATAGAAATCCAAACCTGCATCACCTGCATTACCTCTCGATGGAGTCTTTACGTCTCTTACTTTAATAAATCTGAATCTGTTCATAATATATTACATTGTTTTAAAAGTTGTCCAAAGGTTCATCCTCTTTGAGGAGTTACTCCGAGTGAATGACAGAATCTTTCTACGTCATATTCACCCTGCATAAACAAATCAGCAAGAACATCATCTTGCCGTACATAATAATTTGGGTTGTTAAGATATATCTTAAGCATTGCCCATATCATTCTTAACTTATTGACCTTTCCCATTGCATTCTCTATAAAGTTCTCTAATACGTTTCTTAGGTACTTCGAATTTCTCAACTGTCTTTGAGATAATTTCTTTTTTCTCTTTGCCTTTCCGAATCAAGCATCGGATGTATTTCTTGATACCAACCGTGTCTTCTAATACATCCAAATCTTTGTATTGATTTCTCTGTTCTAACTCTTTCCTTGTAACGTTCAGATTCTGGGACATCTTGAACGCACATAATTCTGAGTCTCCGCATAGCTTACATTCCTTAGTTGATAAATCATACCCAATGCCAAAGCATGGGTCTCCATTAGTACCAAGCTGAGATACATCCAAAGGAGTAAGTATATCCTGCTTGGATAAGTCTGGAAGTTGTTTCTTTTTCTTAGCCATTAGTCATCTATTTTTTTTTCGTTGATGTATACACTATCGAACTGTTTCCCATCTACTTGCAGATAAGAAAAACCGATATTATTAATAAATAGTTCCCTGAGTTCCTCTAATTGTTGGTATGTACCATCTTCTGAATCTTGACAGACTTTGATTATCAGACCTGAGCAGAAGTATAACTGAAAGTAATAAACCGTAGTTTCTACGTTAAACCTACTGCTCTTAATATTGGTAATCCATACCAAGTCCCTACAATTGAATACATTAGTAGGGTTAGTGTTTACTGGTTTAGTAAACCACTTTCGTATTTTTTGTAATATCATAATGAATCTCTTAATGGGAGTTCTGTATGCCCATCCTTTTTGCAATGAGGGCAAATATAATAATCTATAAAGATACCTCGTGAATAATTTCTATTCCACTTCTTTCTATGTGCTCTCTTTTTACAAAAGTCACATTTCCAATAAGTATCGAGGTATATTGAATATCCTATTAGGAGTATTCCTATAATTATAAAGTATTTCATATCTTAATGCCTTATGTCCTTTATTCGTAATATACCTTTCCTCCTACGGAGAAAAAGTATATACTCATAGTACTTCTAGTTAACTCTTAATAAGGCTATGGTTAGGATGTTTCTTCCATAGCTTATCTAACAGTATTACTTTCAATTCTTGTCTCTGATAATATTGCTTCCGATGTTTACCGTGCCTATCTAAATAATTCCCAGGATAATGAAGGTCATCAAGGTATACCTTATTTTTAGATTCATCGGTTCTTACCAAACGACCAAGGAATTGAATGGATTTTTCTTGTGAATCCATACTTGCGGTATTGAGTAAGTACTTAAGCTTAGGAAAGTTTTTACCTCGAGCAATGATTGTAGTTGATACCAGGATATCTATTTTACCTTCTCTAAAATCCTTCATTATTTGTTGTCTTAACTTAGAAGGAGTATTAACATGCACATAGGCAATATTATAGGCATCGCCCAGTTTCTTTTTAAAGAACTTATATAGATTTTCACAATGTGCAATATGCTTGCATACTACGAGAGCAGGGTATCTGCCTTGATTAAGGTTCCATAGTAATCTATTATAAGCCATTAACCAAGCTGTATAACAATTGGTGATTGAATCATCGTATATTTCCTTATAGGAAATACAATCAGATTCCCAATTACCATACCAAGGTTTACTTGGTACCATCTTTACGATTGTACGAGTTGAATAACCTTTCTTGATAGAGTCCTTAAGTTTAAACTCTGCAAGTACTTTACCAAAGAATACTTCAAGATTCATATTCTTTACTTTGTCTTTTGCAAGCTTACTCATATAAATCGTACCAGATAATCCTATACGAATTCTGGTATTAAATAACCGAGTGATTACATTCTGATATTGCTTACTACCTCCTTGGTCAGCCTCATCTATAAGTACCATATCTATTTGAGATAATTCCTTTTGATAGAATCCCATATTTCTCGAAATAGATTGAACCATACCTATAGTAAAGTTACTCCAGTTTAAAACCTTGCCTTGAACAAAAGTGATATCTTCTCCGGGAAGATATTGCTTAAATTCTTCTCTAGCTTGATTTAACCAATCCGAATCATTAGTTATTAGCAAAGTCTTTAACTGCTTCTTATAGGATAAATATAAAGACGACATGATAAGTGTTTTACCTGCATTAACAGTGTAATCTAATACGCCAATATGAAAAGGTGTATTCCCTATCTTATTATTGATAACTGCCTTAACAGCTTTCTCTTGCTCTGGTCTTAATTTATATTTGCCTATATTCGTAACTACTTTACTGACTTTAGGTAAAGGTTGTCTCATATCTACAACTTTAGGTTTAATCCCCATCTCAATACACATATCGTATACTTTGGGAAGTAAACCTATTTTAAATTGCCCAGTCTTGGTGATGTAATGAATCTTACCGTCCCAATTCTGCATACCTCTTTGCCTTGTACGTAAGTAGAAAGCATTCGGATGTCGAATGGCAAACTCATTATAAAGTTTCTGTGCGAACTTAAGAGGTAAGTCAAGTTCGCACATATTCCCATTCTGAATAATTATCTTACTCATTTGATAATTACCGTTACACCCTTAGTGGCTTTATCCATGCCCATTGCTTCCTTAAGAAGTTTGATATGATGTTCCTCATCGGCAATCAATTTCTCAAGGAAATAATTCACATCATCGTAATCTGGACGTTCCTCGTATTGAGCAATTGCTCTTTGGATTTTCTTGTAGTGACCAATAGTTTCTATCTCGGAATTCAAAGCAATCTTTAAAGCTTGTTCCCAAGTAGAACCAATCTCAATCGTAGGATTAATATTCATGGTAGAGTAATCCTCATAGGGATCTGCCTTTTGTAAAAAGTCCGATATCTTATCAAGGTGTCTCATCTCTACCAAACCAATACCCAACATCAATTCTGATACCTCCTCGAATCTAGAAGACTGTTGGGTATACATAATAATTGCACTTAGTTCTGAGAACTTGGCATTCTTCCAAATCACATAGAACATATTAATTATCTCATCAGGCCAAGGGTCGATATCCTTAAAATCTGGATAAGTTACCGATTGGTCTGAATACTTGAGGACATCTATAAAAGCATTAGCTGCATCCTCTACTCTGTTTCCGAAAAATTGTAAACCTTTCATATCATTTTCTTATTTTATCCCAAAGACTCCCCTCTACTTGAGGCTCGTCTAAGGTTCGTTTATCTTTATTTTTATATAGGTATTTATTATATCTTTCGATAGCCTTATCATTATACATCTGACTTGGTTCTGGTAATCCATTACACCAAGCAAGAGCTTCGAACTGGGCATCCAAAAATTGAAATACATTCCAATCCTTTTCATCCATTAGATTATGAATCCTAAGAAAGTGAACATATTTCTCTGGCTGATGTTCATAAGATTCATAAATACCAGTAACACTAGCAACTCTTTTTATGAATTCATCATGGATGTCTTTGGTAAAGCCTGGGTCCTTATCCCCCTTGAGTTCTAATTCGGCCTCTACCTGATTAGTAATGTTCTCCTGCATGGATAATAACCTTTGCATAACATTACGATAATCAGTCATTCTCTTTAACCCAGTCTCAATGTATTTAATAAAACCTTCCCGGGTATCAAATTTAAAATCTTCACAAAAGGTATTACATACTTCTGCAAGCTTTTTACAATTTGCCCATTCTCGGGAATTACTCTCATTTATTTTACGAACTCCCCTATGCTTTAACTTTATACGAGTTGCGTATAAAATATCAGCAACAAGGGCAGCATCTCCCTTGGATGCTAGTAAAATGTTAGAAACTTTCTTAGTATTCTTATTGTTAGAAACTAAGACTGCTCTATGATTTATTGCCTCCTTTCGAGCAATAACAAAAAAAGCCTCAACTGGGAAATTATCTACCTCTAAGGTATTTAATATTTCCTCAAATTGAGACTTAGTTATATGGATAGATGGTTCACGCATAAATATATTATTTTATAATATAATAGAAACTCCCTATTTCAATGAGTTTCTGATTGATATCAATTCTTGATAACTTTGGTACCTGGTAGCATATACTAACTTAAGTGTCTGACTTCTCCCTAAATCATTTACGTCTTTTCCGTCTGGTAAAAACACCACCTTGACTTTTTTATATGCAACAAGCTTGAGAGCCAAGTTGATGGCATATTCTTTTGCGTCTGGGTCCAACAATATAATAAATCTTTCGCATTGGGATTTAAGTAACTCATTGACTTGGTACTGACTAATAGCTTTACCCATTGTGGCAATTGCTCTATCCCCAATTGTGAGAGCATTAAGTGCCCCTTCGCAAATGAATACCGACCGATACATCTCCAACGCATCATGATTAAAGATGATAAATTGTTTTCCCAAACCGGTGATGTCTTTGTCTGGGTTATTATATCTGGGCCCTTTGCCGATAACATTTCGAGCATTGTAATACCTAAGTTGTCCTCGATAATAAAACGGGATGATAAGGTACCCATATGTTGAGCCGCTTGTTCCATAGCCGATACCGTATCTTGAAAACTTCTCGAGGCTAAATCCGCGTTTCTTGACATACCCTCGAATGCTTTTTGCAAGTTGGCTGTCTCCAAGCGAAATATTTCTAAACCCCTCAGGGAGATATACGGGCTTACTTTCGGCAAGTTCGATTTTCTCTTCCTTAAACTGTAGTTCATCAAATTGGCCATTGTTCAAAAAATTAATTAGTTCATGGTACTCAGTAAATCCTTCTATATCCATTATTAGTTGAGCAGGAGAAGGATGGGCATTACATCTAAAACAATTGGTTCTATACATAGAAAGGTTAACTCCCAACTTATGTTCTCTCCCACAATAGGGGCAAATTGGTATACGCATCCAGCCATGTCGATATTCAAAAGCTCCAAGTCTTTTAATGAAATAAGTTTTGAGCTTAGACTTAAACTGATTTGTTATTTTCATAAACTTCTATTTAAGTAGTGACTAATACTAGCTTTACTTAGCTTATACTTTTCTCCCAATTCTTTATTGGAGTAACCCTTGGCTTTATCCCTAATTAACTCTCGTACCCTATCATGTCCTAATCTATATCTCTTTTTAGTTTCTTTAACGTATCTATGAATATGGGTTATATTGTATTTCTGTTTTAGTTCCTTTATAGTAACACCGTTTAAATAATCTTTATTAAGATTAAGTATATCCTTTCTAGATATGGGTACTTTACCTTGAGGTCTAAATCTATTATCCCTGATACACTGTTGTATATTTTCTTTCTGTGTACCACAATAAAGATTAGTATGTATATTATTGCAAGGGTTATTATCTTTATGACATACATGGGGTTTACTCTCTGAGTTAGGTACCCAAGCTAAGGCTACTAATCTAGAAGCCTGAATCCTTTTATGTTTATTACTATCTCTTAATATATGATATATCCTACCCCGATTGAGGGTACCTTTTAATAACATCCATACTTTTCTTTTAGGGTAGTATCTATATAACCTACTTCTCTTAGAAATATAATAATCTGGCCACCCTACTATATTAGAGATTAACTTTCTTTTAGATATCACCTGATTTCTTCTCATACTTTTCTTTATTTGCAGAGGGATTATCTTTAGAACTCTTCATCATAGAATCTAATACTCCAGAATACACTTCATCATATTGTTTACGTTGTTCCCTTGTAAATTCCGTACATCTTTGCCTTTCGACATCGCATTTGAATAATGCTCTACCGGAAGGAAGACCATCCCTTTGTACTACTATCTCAGCTCGAAGAATATTATCTTTCTCTTCTTGCTCAGTAGAGTTAAGACCCATGATAACCTGGGCATTACGAACAATGGCAATTGAACCAGAGATATCATTCTCATCATACCGAGTAAGCCTATGCTTTTTACCTTCACGAGTAATGTGATGAGCAGTCCATATAATGTCTAAATGTAATTCCTCTGCCAGATTCTGAAGGTCTACATATACATTAGATATCCTTTCGAAATCTTCTCTATCACCCGCTATTGATGCAAGCTTACCAGCGTAGTCAACCATAAGAACTTTAATATCGATTCCTTGATTACGAAGTTGAATTATCTTTTCCCTTATATAAGTGGTATTAGTAATCATCGCTGGTACACGCTCAACTACTAATTCAACTCCAAACCTTGCAAGTTTCCTTAAATGCTTTGCCTCAAGTTTATCATACTCACCAGAGTATAATTCCTTCTTAGTTTTATTGATACTGGATTGAATGAAACGGTCCATGATTTGTTCTTGACCATTTTCCGTATCAATATATAATACTGACTTCTTCATTCTGAGATAACCTCTTGCAAGGTTTACCATAAAGAAGGTTTTCTTTGCCTTGGGTTTATCAAGTATTACATTAACTGAATGCTCTGGATAACCTCCTGCATTAGTTAGTTCATTCAACTGCCTAAATGGGCAAGGTATAACTGAAGGTTCTGATTGTCTTCTAAACTGTCTCTCGGTAATATCCCGAATCATATATAAAGGTTCATCTTCTTTCTTAGGTTTACTTTTCTGAAGTACCTTTTCAATCTTCCTCGAATACTCTTCGTATTGTTCGAAGTTATCCAAATCGAAGGAATCATTTAAGTTCTTCATCTCAACATAAGTAGAGAACTGATATATCTTTTCTTTTATATAATCAGAATCCGATAGGGGTATATGATAGAGATTACTTATTAGTTTATTGATATTGGGTATATCATCTTTAGTTACCAAATCCACATAGGTTTTAGATTCTAGTAACTCTTTTAATACTTCCTTTAAGATATTCTCGGAGGGCATTCTGCCTTGCTTCTTAAAATATTTTGATATACCCTCGAAGATAAGGGAGTGTTCTATGAGAACCAGGTAATTGGATTTAATCCTTTTGAGTACTAATCCTCCTTCCTTATCTTTTAAAACAAACCTGAGTATCTCGAACTGAAACTCAGGAGAAAAACTGAACTTGATGTTGTCTTTAAATTTCTTCATATCTATATTGCAATATTATATAAACTAATAGATTTTGATAGTACCGAGATAGTTCTAAGTATGTTGACATCTATCTAGAAACTACTAATCCACTACCTTAAGCTCCCGAATATTTAATATTATTATTTTATATAAGAAAAAATACTTATATTTGCATAACGAATATTTAAAAACATGGGAAAAAGTAAAGGAAATAACGGTTCAGAGCTTCATCGATTAAAACCTATGCAAGAATATGATGAAGCTACTTTCAACAGACTTTATAAAGTTTGTAAGCCAGTAATTAGAAACCTTACCAGACAGATTGATTATAAACGGTTTAATCTTACACCGGATATTATCCAATCTTATTTCTGGGATAAGATGTTATTTGTTTTCAACAAATACTATGGTGAATGTACTGAAGAACATCTTAAAGCAAGAATCCTTGCATCACTTAGTACATTCAAAAATAAATTGCTTCGTTCTGCATACGGAGAACAGGCAGAGTATAATCAAAGCCTCTTTAAACTCGATGACTTATTCGATAATGATAAAGAATTAGAGGATGATACCGAAGAAGAGAAAGCTAAATCAGAAATGCTTGATATGATGTATACTTATATGAAGGATAAGCTTTCTCCAGATGCCTATCTTTTGTTTGAGGTATTAATTACTCCTCCCCCTTTTATCAAGGAAAGGCTTGAAAATAGTACTCGAATAACTAATATAATGCTTATCGAATTTTTCGAAATGCCTAAGACTAATGAATCTATGAGATATATCTCGGAACTTAGACAAGATATACAATATTGGGAAGACCGAGCTAAAGAAGAACTTAAGTATTAACACAAAAGAAAAGGGGCGTTTCCCAACGCCCCCCTCCCTAATTGATTTTTACTACGCAAAACACAGATTGTAAACAAATGTTTACTCTTAAACAATACACATGAGTTTTAATACTACTAAATAACTAATAACAACTTTATGATGATATTTTTTGGATATATCGTAATGTAATAGTCGGTGGCAATTTCTCAATATCCAAAGTTTCTACCGAAGTTTCTTGTAAGAAAGATTCCCCTAATAGGTTCCAGCTTACTACGATAGCACCATCTTGAATACCCTTGGTAGGAGTTCCTCTACCGAAATCTCCATTCAATCCCATCTCCCTATTAAAGAAAGATTGAGGACGAACGTTCTCCCAGTCATTGGCATTATCTTGTTTACCTTTAGATACACCAAGAGCATGCCTATGCTTAGGAAGGTCATCACCTTTAATTGAGATTAAGAAGTTACCCTTAGTGGGTGTATAGTAATCTCCGACATTCTGTAGCATTACTTCATCTCCAATCTGAACTCCTCCAGCTTGGTAACCAATAACTATTCTACCAGTGGCCTTAGTATATTCTGTCCAGCCCTCCGGTATTACATCGGTTTCCCAAAGAATGATAGAACCGATGGGTAAGTTAGCAGTACTCAGAGATTCAGCGAATTCTTTTCTGATAGCCTCAATCTGACTATCGATGTATTGCTTGATATTTAACTTAGTACCAGATTCATCTATTACCGGGAATCCTGAATTTACTTGTTCTAATCTTTTCACTGATTCCTTCATCATACTCTGGGCAGCAGTAGTATAAGGGATTTCTTGGAACTTACCCTGATAGGGTACGATAGCAAAGTTCTCATTTCGTTTAGTCATTGCATCAGTACCCTTACCATATACTCCGATAAGAACAACGGAAGTTTTATTATTAGAGTAATAAGGGCAAGCACTCTCTACCATCTCTAGAAGATTGCTATAGGTCATATCGTAATTAGAATATACATCATTATTAATGATATCCGGTGTACGATTCTCTTCGGCAATCGGATAATAAATATCCAGAGACTTTTTAAACAAGGTGTAGAAGCTTTCAGAGGATTCATTCCAATAAGCTACAAAGTCTACTGGATTATCTACTGGTTCAGAAATAGTAGTATGTACTGCAAAGAGTAATACTTCTTCTGTTGAACCTTGGGTACCTTGGATGTTCTCAATAGTAATCGTTTGTTCATCGGATATAAATACATACCCATCTCTTGAAATACATCCAAAGTTCACGTCTGGCAATTCTCCATCTTCCGAAGCCTTTGCCATATACCTTGCCATAATCCTATCCTTGATTACATTGGAATACTTACTTCCAGCAACTCCCTGAGGAGATACCACTAACTTGTTACCATTTATGGTAGCTGAGCCAAATCCACAGAATGGTCCTAAACCAGAAGGAGCAGCAATTGCCTCTGCTGCTTCCTTTGATTTAATAATACCTTCATACTTAAAGTACGTCTTCATTGTCCTTAGTATTTTTAAATTGATTTTTCTGTTCTGACATATCTTTAAATGTTTCACCTACATCCTTGAACTTGAAGGTTAACAATTTAAAGAGTATTCTCCATATACTGTACCGTTTCTTAATACCATGTATTTCACAGATGTGTCCATATATACTATCTACTTCGAAACAGTAGCATATTACCATAACCGTTATTGATACCACTATTGGGTTCATCCCATAGGGTTCCCCAATAGCTTTACCAAGTACAGCACCAAGTAGAACATAACAGATATAATCTACTATTTTGTTTAGAGTTCTTCTTCCAGCTCTAGATTTTCGAATTTCGATTTTCTGTAACCTACTTGCCGATAACCCAAACCATAAATCTGATAGGATTAGAATTATTGCAAGAATTATCATCCATCTCAAATCATACAAGATTTGTGTACACTCTCCCAATATACCCACAGTGAATGCCTTGAATAAAGACTGAGTTGTGGTCTCTGTTATTCTATCGATTGTTGAATTTATCATTGTTCTACTATTTGCCAAGATTGATTACTGTAAGTTGTAATGGTAAATGTTTTCTCTGAGAGGTCATCATGTTCCCATTCTAACTTTTGAGGACTAACACTTAAAAGGTCTGCATCTACTACGGTGAACTTAGTTCTCTTCGAAGTATCTACCACTGATTCGAATATATACTCCCCAGCTTGTGCAGTTACAAATTCATAACCAGCACCACCTGCGTCATAAGTAGTTACTTTACCAACTTCCCTTATTCGACTATCGAAGTCAGGTTTATTAGAAGTACACTTGATTAAAGTAGATACTTGTTTAACATTCCCCTTTAATTCTGCATAAGGGGGAGTACAAGAAATCTCGATGATTGTAGGATAATCTTCCAGTATTACTTGACATCTTAATGAAGAACCATCATCTGCCACAAAGGTATAAGTCCCAGCCTTGGTAAGAACAATTTCCTCATCAAGGTTATAGGTTTCCCCGTTCTCATCACAGGTAGCAGTACCACTTACATTGACCCCATTTTTCATTTCCTCAAGATGGAACTTACAAGCAGACTTCTCATCCAGTAATTGGTATACTGCATAAGTATCATCTATCTGGTCTTCTGGTAATGCCCAGTTGGGTTCTTTCCAATGACTGTCTGTAGCATCCGAAGGTACTATCTTTAATTTATTCTGATATACTACTGGAGAATTATTAACTACCAAAGTAGTCTTAGCAGTAGGGTAAGCTACAGACTGGAAGGTATAAGTCCCTGCCCTATTTGCAGTATATACATAACCATTCTGAGCATTAAAGGTTTCCCCAGTTTCAATTACCCTTACTCTGTAATCATCTCCATTACCAGAAATACGTTGTATCTTTACTGTAGCTTTTGCAGAGCCATTGAATAATGTGACTGTTGGTGGGCTAACAGTAATTCTATATACTGCAGTCTTACCAGATACTACTTCGAATATACCTACACCTTCATCGGTTTCCCTTTTATCCAGTGTACATTTAAACTTATAAGTACCATAACTATTAGCAGTAAACTTATCACCGTTCTTAAACAACTTAGTATCACCAATTAGCCTACAATATAGTTCACCAGTAAATGATTCTGGGTAATTCGATTCGATGGTAAGAGTGGTAGTAGCATCCTTGATACTTTGCTTATCCCCAACTCTAAATTCAGAAGGTGTACATCTTACCTTATATGTAATCTCTTCTCGAGTTACAACAAAGGAAGTTTGCTTTACTGGGAACTCTACAATCTCAAAGATGTAGGTACCAGGCTCTGAAAATTCCCAAGTTGAGCCAGAGACTTTCACTATATCAGTACCGGATAATCGTACATTACAGGTTTTCACGGTACCCTTATAGGATACGTTTGCCCTTACTACTGTACTTACTTTTAGGTTAATAGGAGTTATCTTTCCAGTAATAGGGTCACAAGTAATAGAATATACTCGATTATAAGATTCTTGATTAACCGTGATTTGAGTTACCTTAGTAGGGTCTCCCACACTTCTAAAATAATAAGTACCTGCTCTGGGTATATTAAAAATGGAACCACTTTCGTGTTTAGTGTAACCCCAATTTATATTATCACTGGATATCTGATATCTTAGGTCAGCATTTATCCAATCTGAAGTTACAGTTACCTTTACCGGTACTTCATATACCTCTGAAGTAATAAGATTGGGTTGGTCCGGATTTACTAACTCAGCTTTAATTGTATACCCATCATTTACGGTAAACCCATATTGAATATCGAAAGATACATGATAGGGTATGAATCTTTTAAAGAAAGCCTCTACGGCTTCTCTAAATTTTCTGAAAGCTGCCGAGTTCGAAGTATATCCATGACCGGTAAGTCTAAAGGTTACCGGTATACATTGAGAACAATCGAAAGTATTATCATAGGTATACTTATCGTCATAATGGTAATACTGGTCAAAGTGCGGATTACCTTTTACCCAACCATCATAACTATCAGCCTTTGCAGGGTCAGTTACTACGCAGGTTAACCCATACAGCCTCATCATTATTTCGAAGAACTCAGAGGTACCTCTTATTTTAAAAAGAGATATCGAATACTTCAGGATGTTTCTTACTTGAGTACTGGTTAAAGTAAAGGGTCCCTCCTTTGGTATTATCCAAAGCTTAGATAACTCTTGGAGTTTAGCATCGGAGTAGAACCCATTAAAGTACTCTGCCCATTTCTGTGCATCTATAGTGTTCCCATAAGCAAAGGGCATTTCTCCGAGGAATTGCCAAAGGAAATTGAGATACATATTCGGAGCCTTATCTATATCAATAATGTCTAAGATATTCTCAATATCCTTTGTAATGTAATCTTCAAAATGCTCTCCACAAATTTCTAGAAACCTCTCTAAGATGCCTTTGCCATTTACCTTATAGGTATCTTGAGCTTTATACTCGAATGGCAAAAAGTCGATTAGATTTTTGAGGTTTATCATTATACAATTTCTTTTACGGTTAAAGTCAATTGTGAAGCGTTTTCAAATACTGGTAAATTAAAACCAGGGTCTTCATAGTCATGGTTAGGTTCTGATACCGTAATAGAATATCTGTAACCAGACTGATAGCTATTGTTCTGAATATCCAAAGAGAAGTCAAAACCATTAGCCTTATCTATTACCTGTATAGAATTACCTACAGTACCAGTAGCCATATACCCATTTGATACAGAACGTACAGTAAAAGTAGTGGATGAATTGAAGGTAATATAGTAAGTCATAGACCCTTTAGCCTTATTCAATTTAAACTGACCCAAGTTCAATTCTTTATTACCATAGATGGTAGTAGGCCAAGGTTTAATATAGAACTTAGTAAGGTGAAGGTAATCTACTGTTGATAAGTTATCTATTAAGGCATAGATATCTGATAACCTTACGCTTCCTCCTATCTGAGCTTGCTCTGGAGAATAGGCATTGTATAATGCTGTAAGAATTTGAGTTTGTATCTCGGGAGTCTTATAAGACTTCTTACCAGTAACTCCCATCTCTAGAATAATCTGAACCTTACCTGCAGATTTAACCTTCAACCAAGTAGTCATAGGAGCCCTTTGGGATAATAAATTATATACCCTATTAATTAATTCAGAAGAAGCAACTGCTCCACCATCTGGGCTAATATATACGGTAAGCTTTCTACCGCATTCATAATCGGCTTTAGCTTTGTTTACCCCATCAACCAACATAGCTAAACTTTCGAAATCCTCTTTGGTAATTGCTACTCCCAAAGTCTTTACACTCAAAGGTATATGTTCTTTGAGCATTGTAAAGTTTTCATAGTTTGAACCACCTCCGGCATCGTAAGCATTACTTACGGTAGCATCAGTAATTGAAGAAGAGATTACTGAAGGTACAGAAGTAATAGTATTACTCTTTACATTACCCTGAGTACCATTGGTTAAGTAGAATACCACATTGGTTATTTTTGCTCCTGCTGCAGGCTTCTTACCAAAGGTACCATCTCCAAACATTATATAAGGATTGAGTGCCTCATCTACTGAAACCATGAAATGCTTATCTGTGGGTTTGGATTTTGCAAATGTATCTACTAATACCCAAGTTTCCCCACCTATCTGTAATGACATAGAGCCTTGTTCATAATACTTACCATTGGGTAGAGTACCAAGATGAATTATAACTCTATCTCCAGTGGGTATTACCATATTATTGAGAGCGCTTGCAATATACTTCTCATGTTGTATAATTGGTACTTTACAAGTGGTTACATTTGAATACCAAGTTACGTCTCTGGCAGATAACCAAGAATTACCACTAGAATCTGTAAATAAAGTTCCTTGAGGTATAGTTAATTTAGCTCCGATAGAATTACCAGTAATACTTCTGGATAAGATTACATCTACTGTAGCAGCAATTGCTGCTCGAGCATGATAATCTACCAAAGCCCCATGTTTAACTACCGAATCATACCTTCTTGCCGTAGATAGGAAAGTTTCCCTTGCCATGTTATCTACATAGTAGTGAAGTACTTCGGCAATTGCCGCAAACAATGAGAGGATGATAATTAAGATGTTCCCCTCCGAATAATCCGTTATGAGTTTCTGACCTTGAGGGTCTTTGAGTCCCATAAGGGATTCAACCAGCTTGGCCTTAATCTGTTGATAAGACCTCTGGTATGGGTTAAGCCATTTATTTGTGATTCCCATATTATTGTGTATTTAATGAATTATCCGACCGGTCATAGGTGATATCGAGGTACTGACTAGAATTTGTTCCATTTACTACATAGGTTACTTCTATGTGTATTTTTGCATCAACTCTAGTAACTGTGATATTTTGGAAGGTTATCCTTTGTTCCCAAGCACCTATGGCTTGTTTTAAAAACTCTTTAATTATAAAACTTAGGGCTTGTGAGTTTGGTTCCTCAATACATTGCCATAGTTTACTACCAAAGTTTTCCTGTCGAAATCTCTGGCCTATCATGTAATATAATATCGAACTTATATTATCTCTGATAAGTTTAAAATCCCCATTTACTGGGTACCAACCCCTTTCACCCTTTTCATTAGTTGTAAGTTGGATAGGGTAAGTTACACCTATACCAACTAAGTCTGTAAAGTAATTCTTTTCCATTAGTGTATGCAGGTTTTATCCTCATAATCGTCTACAACGAATTGTGAGAAAGGTTTAATTACTTGAGTTAAAGTTGGACCCGAAGAACCTGGTCCAGTAGTTACACCTGAGTGTACATGAGAATTGAACATACTGCGAAGTTGTTCTAGTTCTTGGATAGTTTGATTTAGTTTTTCGGTTAATTGAAAAATATTGATTACTCCACCATTTTCTCCAGTATTAAGTATCACGGAATCACCAGAAGATATGTTTATATCCCCATCAGCATTTATTACTATCTCTTTCTCCGAACGAACATTTACAGGTCCATTGAAATGTAAATTGAGTTCTCCGTTATCATCATCTATTACTATTAAGTTTCCTTCGGGAGTAACTATCCCCATTTTATTGGGACCATCCAGAGGTTGGGGTATTTGACTCATTCCCCAACCATGGTATTCCCAGAGAGGTTTAGTTGGGTCCCCAAATTCAAAAGTAACAAATACCGTATCTCCCACTTTAGGGGCTAAGAATTTGAAACCAGAACTAATTGAACCATGTTGTCCTTTAGGATATGCCCAAGCAAATACTCCACCCATTACCTCTGGAACACACACCTTTACTCTGTTCATATGTTTCTCTACATCGTTATTATCAATAACAATGCCACGATAAACAGAGTAATACCGACCAAGACCCTCTAAGCCTTCGTCGGTTATTATCTTTGCTGTTTCGTAACTCATACCCTTATTTTTCTACATAGATTTGACTTGCAATTCGCTTATGCCTTTTAGCTATGTCTCGGTATACTCGATTAGCTATGGCCATATAATTAAACTTAACCCCATAATCTTCAGGCACTTGGATTTGTTTAACTGATATCTTACCAGGAATTAACTTACCCTTAGAGGTAACTGTATTACCTGTAGATAACACTATACCCTCTGCCAAGGCTTGGGGATTATCGGCATTTACTTCAGTATAATAAGCCTTCTTTCGAATAAACTCAGCTTGACCCTTGATATCAATTATGTCTCCCTTATCATTCAAGAAATGTTCATTATAGTATACTTTCTCATTATAAGTAAAGTTAAGATTAAGATTCTGAGAAGTACTTAAAGCTTTTTTATCTTGACCCTTTGTAGTTTTAGCATTAGCTTTAGCATCATTAGCTACGATATTTTGAGTAGATAAATCAGTTTTAGAAGTTACAGAACCAGACTTGGAATTGTTCTTTACTAATTCCATATTAGTTATATACCCTTGACCAGCGTCCATAGAATGAGTACATTGTTTTATATACCAAAGCCCTGACCAACGTTTTCCTACGTTATCTATACGGATTATTTGAGAAGTTGCTAGCATAGGTCTACCTACTACCTGAAGTTGACATACTAACCTTTTCTCAGTTTGCTTTAAACCACCATTGGCATTAGCATTAGCTGCCCAAGCATACTTATCGGCACCACCGTATCTACTAAATAAATTATGGTAAAGTTTATAAAGAGGTACCTTGAGATTTACCCTTTTCATGTGCCTTACCTTAACCCTCTTACCATATTGACCTTGGCCATAGTGTTTATTAGTATCAATCTCCATACCAGATAGTACTTCAGTATATGGGTCTTTATTTAAAGCTTCGAACCCTCTTTCTGATGCAGGTAGTACTCCCATTTGGAAATTGATACCAGAAGCTATACCTGCTCCGGCCTGTTTAGAAGCATAGCCTTCTGGATCATAGTCTAATGGGTCTACATATTCCTCTACCATAAACTCCATACCATCTTCGTCTTCGAAAAGGTATCTTTCGTACTCTAATAATTTCTTAAGATTAGCTTCTAATTCTTTACCATTCTTAGAATTTCTTAGCACTTGTTTAAGGGCATTCTTCTTATCGTCAGGTAACTCATTAGCTGCTTGATTAATGGTAGCTCGTACTTCTTCGGTAGACATTTCATCGAATTTTCTTTGCTTACCTGCTTCATAAGCACCTACTGGACCAACTGCTTCATATTCCTCTACTCTCTTTTTGTATTCGGCAGTTTTTTCCATGTTATACTGAAGCTGAGTATCCCAAGCATCCATTACCTCAGTTGGTGTAGTGGGATGACTTCTGTAATCTTCAAACCCATTGCCAGTAATATTAGACACCATGAGGTTATCCACCTGGGCTACTATGGGTCTTAAAGCTAATGGAGGTTTATCCTCTGGCTCATTTATATTAGTTGATAATACCGATAAATCTTTACTATCTGGGTCTAGAGATGGAGCCAATACTGCTTTAACTCTTTTAGTTATTTTCTGAGTAGCAAAAGATACTCTAAGTACTTCCCCATTCTCCCCTTGATATGTATAAGTACATACCGGTTCTTCATGGAATTTCCGATTATGTATATAGATAACACCATCCCTTGAATCCACATACCATGGCCCATTAGTATACCCTTTCATCTTCTGTTCTAATTGAACTAAGACGTTCTTGCCCACTAATCCAAAGTCACTATCAATTAAAGCTTTCAAGTCTTCTGGCATAGCTACTTCTGCTACTCCACTGTATTTGTTAGCATAGAGTACTTTACCAGTAGTAGTACGGGTATTCTCTGTGGGTACCTGTAGTGACTCGTATACTTTATTACTTATTATCTGTTGTTCCATTACTGAAATATTTCTATGATTACACCAGTAGCATTCCCACAGCCATTGTCTAAATAGGTAGATAATTTATAGCCTTCCATATCCGAATGGACATAAGCAGGTTGATATCTTAAATCTCCCGAAGAATCAATGCACTTAATAGTTACATGAGTACCTGTAGAATCAAATACGGCTTCGAATTCCCTTACCTTAATTATTTTTATGGGTCCCGATATAAATTGGCCATCAGGGTATATATATCCCCATTGAAGACAAATGTTTTGGTTCTCTTGAATCTCGGCAATATCTACAGTATCAGGATTACCCGTATCGAAAGTAATGGTAGCCAAGTTTTCTTTTTCTTCATCATATCTATAACTCCAGGTACTTATATACGCTCCAAGGGGTATACCTGTAATTGGATTCATTATAGGCATACCTCTAAAATTGAAAAGGGCCAAATATGGTTGGCCCATTCCCTTATACAATATAGGTTTCTGTTTAGCTGCCATAAGTCGGTATTCTTATTAGGGTTCCCATTTCTAATTCCTTAAAAGGATTCAGTATCTTATTAGCTTCAGCTATAATGTACCACTTACCAGAATCACCATAATACCTGAAAGCAATGTTTTGCAGAGTTTCCCCATCTTTAACGGTATGTTGAATATCGTTAGGGGATTCCGGTACTACTGGAGGTTTAGCTTCTAAGGAATAATCCCCATCGTTATACTTCAGAGCATAGGCATTATTGTATGGGCTAGCTCCCTTTAGGTATTGGTTAACATCAATCATATTTAATACCTCCTGTCTTTTTAAGTGAATCGGAATTTATAAAATCTCCATAGGATAAGTTATATGCACTTACTCTCTTGAAAATCAATTCTTGAGTTGCTGCTGCAGGCAATAACCTACCATTACCAAAAGTAGCTGGCTTTCCGGGTATCCTTATTCGATAACCGTTCTGAAAGTTCTTCAGAGTATAAGTTGCTGAGGTAAGGATATAATTGTGGTTATCGAATATACCAGAATCCCCCCACTCAATCTTAACAATCGGAGGAGCAGCCTGGTAACCATTAGATTTAGACCATGCCTCTAATAACCTACATTTATTGATTACCTCCTCGGGATTTTCTGGGTCATTACAGTACCAAGACACATTGAATTGAATAATGTCTTCAGCTCCAGTAAAGTGATACATGGGTACATTGCGACCCATTGATTTAATGGTGGCCCATGTGGTTTCTCCTCTAAAGTCTATTTCTGGAGGTCTATTCTGTAGGGTAATATATTGAGTGGGGTTAACAGTCATATTATATATCCTTACCTCATTCTGATATATAACATCTGCTTTAGCCTCGAAGTTTCTGTAATTAGTAGTATTCTTATTCCCCTTTGCTGGGTCTACTCCCTCACTCTCCTCTAATCTCGGGAATTGTAATTCCATTCTCCATTTAGCCTGGAGTTGTTTGTTTAGAATAGGGTTCTTAGACGATATTTGAGCTTCTCCGATTACTCCATTGGGAGTATAGAGTTTACCCTTTTGAGCATCATCTTTGGGAAGAGTAGAAAGAGTTCGATTGAGTAATATCCGAGCTCTCCATAGTTTATTTAATGGACCCGTAAGAACACCTGCTGTATCTCTTGTAAGGTCATTGTACTTTTCAACAACCTTACCTGCTGCTTTATTTAATACTCTAGCCATAGTGTTTTAGTTTTATATTCCCATTACAAATGCAGCTCCAGTAAAATCTTGTTGAGAACCTGGAGCATAATCTCCAACTGCTTGACCATCTACTGAGATATTGATACGAGAATCTCTCATACCTTCTTTAATAGCTAACCTAACAGCATTAATAAATCTCTCTTCATTCTGGGCTCTAATGGTAGTTGGGTCTTCTTTCTCTTTATTCTGAGCTTCAGTATTCCTATCTACTGAATTACTAAGGTAACTAATACCCTCAATTAATAAAGGAAGACCTACAGTAATTGCTAATCCCCAGGGTCCACCGAGTAATCCCATAAGTCTACCACCTATAGAGGTTAAACCTTTTATAGCACCTTGCCTAGCCACTTGACTACCAACTTGGGCACCTGCTCCAGCTAAAGCCCCTCCAGCTAAATTACCCGCCATAGTAGTTGCTAA